ACACAAATTCAAGAAGTTAAGGATATAATACCCCAAGATGAAAATATAAACAGTGTAGTAAATACAACACACAGACTTAATTTTAAAAACCCCGTAAAGGAACTTTTTTTTATAATTCAAAGACTTAGGAAGGTAGATCTTTATTCTGTGAACCCTATTCCTGTATTTGTTACTAATTTTGATTACGATTCCCTTTTTCAAGTATTTGGTACCACTAACGAATATACGAACTATGAAAATTTACAAAAACTTTCTTTAACACTAGACGATACCGATGTTATTAGTGGAGCGGCTGGTGAGGTTATTAATTTACGCGCGGTTCAAAGCGGTATACATCATACGAGGACACAACTATTTAGAAGGTACTATTCGTATAGTTTCGCTTTAGAACCCGAACGATGGTACCCAACAGGGCAAGTTAATTTCAGTTTAATTAAAGACCAGATACTAAAAATTACAACAACACCGGATAATAAGGCTGAAAGAGAACTTAGAGTTTTGGCACAAAGTTATAATATACTCCAAGTGGATAACGGTATTGCAAAATTACTCTATTAAAATGACACTTCAACAAGAAAATGATGCAAGTCTACTTATACAGGAACAAATACAGGATTCAGCATTAAATATTATACAACCAGTTTTAGAACAGGCAATGGTACTTGCAGCAGGGTACGCAAAGGCGTGTGGTAGAGATACACTTCTTGGTGAAGACATGGAATACGCTATGAAGTACTGTGCTATGAACCAGGTCGGTAAAAATACAGGGTCTCTTTTTCCAGAAATATACGACGAAGATACGGATAGTGAAGATGAACTCGAAATTATAGATGAAGAAGAAGAAGATATTGAATTTACAAGGTATTCAGGTAGAGAATACAAGTTTGTTAAAATGAACATGGCGTATGATAATTGGAAAGAATGGGTGCCGAAAAACCCGACAGAACACATGTTAAAAAATGCTATAGATAGTAATGAACACCTCTAATCCAGAGGGATCTAACATCGAATCGTCATTTTTTAAAATAACTTGTGGTAGCTCAAGTGAAAGTGAAAGTGAATCCGATACTGAAACCGAATCCGAAAGCGAATCTTGTTCTTCAGGGGACAGTGAACCTAAAATGCTTAAGGGTTATTTAAAAAATACTAAAAAGTATAAAAAAATTTTATTCGAAGATACTTTGTTCCCAGAATAAAATCTACATTTATAGTATAAAAAATGTCTGCTCAAGAAACTGCTATGCTCGTCGCCCGTGAACTCGAAGGTCAATCCCTCAACGCTATCGTTGCCGGCTTCTCATTTGCCGCCGCCCTTTCGTGGGTCGATTTGGTGAGATGGATCGTCAACCAAGTTGTCAAAGTTAACAAGAACGGAGGCATGAACTACACGCTCACTGCCGTATTCACCACTCTTTTGTCCATCTTCGTCTACTTGGCGGTGTCCAGAGTGTCTTCTAAGGTACAAAGACCACAACAACCAGTCTTCGCTATTACGAAGTAACTTTTTGGGGTTTTTTAATAATAAGTAATAAAAATATTGCCATAGAAACTAATAAAAATATAGATATAAATGCATCCCATTTATGACTATCCTCTTCTTCTTTTTCGAGGATATTCATAGGTGTTTTCAAAGTCTCAGATATAATTTCTTCATCTGTTTCTTCATTAGATAATCTAGGTATATTAACAAATTTATCAGTCGAACACGTAACGGCAAGTTTTAATATATGATTTGCATTTCTAAAATTATAAGGTATTAAACGATTATTACTACTATAATAAAATTGAACACGTAACTTCGATATCGTTTTGTGTTTACCCGAATCAAAATTGTGTTCTACAGCATCGTCCACACCCGAATAATTTATAACATCACCACACAAAAGTATTCGACCAGTGTAAAAAGGTAAATCTGAAAATATAGATTTATTAAAATCGTCAGAACCACTGCTCAATTTTACTATAATAGCATCTGCACCTTGCAAATTAACGCTACCCGTTTCCATTTTAAAAGGAGAAGTGGATGTAGAAAATACGTTACTTGCAGTTAGACCTAATACATCGTGTGGTGTTGTTTTACCACTCACGGTTGATTTATACCCATTTTTACCGTTATAGAAATCAAAACTAAACTGATTTGGACCTTCAAACGTCATGGCATTCGTATCTTTATCGTACGTAGATGCAGATAACATGCTATTTGAATTTACAACAACATTTGAAGCTAAATCTTTACCGTCATAGTTTCCATTTGGTATTGTTATATCATAATTAGTAGACGAACTATTAATAGTGAATGTATTGTTTCTATCGTTTATGAGATACTGACTATTATGAATACGTGCTGATATTAATGATATTTTACTAACATTGTAAATAGGCGTTTTTAAATTAACTATATAATCACTTGGATTAGGATAAGATACAGCGTCGCGTTCTCCACTATCTATATCTAAGGTATGTACCTTCATTAAAATAACGGAGTATTATTTTAATGAGTGTTTAACTTGATGTTTTCATTTTTATTTAACAGAGGCTATGCGAAAGGGGGTTATTTTGGAGTTGCCTTTTAGCAACCCCCAAACCATCCTGGGTACTATTAGGGTTAAGATTACCTTTATAAGCATTGAATTGGTGATAATCATTGTTTTTGTAATGCTGTGTCCACCCACCGTCTGCCGAGTTTACACGACCATCTATACGTGTTGTATCAGAACGAACACTCGTAACCATACCACCTTGGTTAAGTGGATCGGCACGAACATTCATACGACCTGGACCAGGTGCGCGACCCGCTTTACCTCTTCTATCATCTGGTCTAAATCCGTATTTACCAAGTTCACTCGATGTGTATGCATCCCCATATACACGCTTTTCACCGATTTTAGAACCTGGAGAATTCAAATAACCATGGGCAAATTTATGAATACCCGGTTCTGGATTATTTTGGTATTGGTAAGCTTCCATGTTACCATCCTTTTTGTTTCTAGTTGGTTCAGCAGCTCTCGTGAGTGCCGAAACTGTTCTTTTTGCCGATGCTGTAGAAAGTGTATCTGTTCTAGAACCAGTTTCTGATCTGTTTGTTGTTCTTTTTGTTCTTTCGTGTTCAGTTCGCGCTATTCTACCTGAAAATCCCTGTGCTCGACCACCCGTATTTGGAAGACGGTCTGGGAGATAGGCAGTTTTCTCTGGTCTATTATGACCTAATTCTCCAGCAATACCTCTTCGACCACCTTTACCGTCAAAGGCGGGACCACTTCTCCCTGGTAAAGTTGTTAATCTATACGCACCAACATTTTCTGGGTTAATACGTAAAAGTTGGTGATGTCCACCTATAGCGGGTACATCTGGACCAACACCAAGGGCTGGACCTACATTTGTTCTTTGAATTGGTGAAAGGTTATTCATAATTCCTCCATCATACATTCTATTTCTCATTTCTAAGACTTCACCACCCGATGATCTACCTTGTTGAGATATATCACCGAACGACGAAACTTCAGTTTTAGACATATATTCTGATTCTACGAGGGGTGAAGTTTGTCCCAAAAAATCGTCGTCTATAGTTACATTTCTATTAGATTCTGGTCTAACGTCAACTTGATCTGCTATTTGAGCAGCTTGAAGAGTATATTGTTCTTCTGAATTTTTACTGAGTTTACGACCTGCATAAACTAATCCTGCAATCGCAAAAATCGATAATGGGTCAGCCATTCTTATTTCTTATTAACATTTTTATTCATGTACCTTTTACCGAACATACCATTTTGTACATCGGCACGTGTACTCGCGGGTTCGTAACTTTGAGTTCGGAGTGGAACTTTACACTCGATATGTTGAAGTGGGTGAAAATTTTTTTCATAAGTCTTTGCCAAAACCTTATTGAATCTTGTCGTTGATTGTGGACGAAGCATGTCACTTGTCTCTATATATTGGGCTGGGGATCCCTTACCTGCCATGTATGGGGCAGTTCCGTATAACATGGTATTTGGTCTCGATGAACCATAGTTTAGTGTACTGGGCTGGGGGTATAAAAAAACCTCTTCAGTCGCGCATGTATTTGGAATAGCTTTGTCTTCGACTATTTTCAATCCTGGCTGGAGTTGGTACGCCATTTACTATTACAAAAGATTTTGTTTAAGCAAATCGAGTATCTACTAATAAGTAAAAAAAACAATTTTTTAAGGGGAAAAGCTAGCTGGTGCTCTACTTCCATGGACACGGGAATCTCCATCTGGATCTAAACCTCTGAATGCTTCGAGTTGTGCACCTCTCGCATTTGGATTACACATACCTGGATTTTGTCTACACGTTTGTTCTCTCTTACCATGTATGAACTCGTAGTGAGAATCGGCTGTTAACGCAACGTCTGGAACAGATACAAATTGTCTAGACATGGCATTTCTGTGGTGTTCTGGTGCTGAAGATCTCGATCGAGCTGGACCATATTTAACACCGTCAGTTACTAAATTATTAACGCTTGTTTGTACTGTTGGGTAATAACAAGATGATGGTCTATCTGGTCTGTCCCCAAAATCCGACATGAGAACATTTCCCATGGGATTATCTTTTGTTGGCATTTGACACTGACCGTATTTGTATTCTGGTTGGTTTATTCTGGCAAGGGATTCCTTAACCATATTAGATTTTTCCATTATGTAAAGTACACCTAGTGCAGTGGCGCCTATAACAAATATACGCACGTCTCTTTTTATTAAATATATTATACATGTCGCATAAATTATAAAACGTGCTGCCGAATTTACACGTTCTTCTGATGATTGTGTACTGGATGGCCAAAAATTTAAAACTTTATCTGAACGAATGAGTTGTTTAGGATCGTCGAACCACGATGTCATTTATATAATAGGAGTTTATTTTTTACCGTTGCCTAACATTCCACCGAGCATACCTTGCATTGTTTTCATAAGTTGGGCTTCGTCCATACTATTGGCATCGTCACCCATATTATCAGCACATTGCTTAGCAACTTTTTCAATCATGTTAAGTGTTTCGGCTGGTATAGTTTTAATAGTTGTACCGAGCATATAGAGGGTTTGTACATACTGCCAGATAGCGTCTTTTGTGTTTTCGGAACACCCTCCCCAATGTTCTTTCAAGTTAACACCTTTCATAAAATCGAGATTTTTAGATTCGTTAATAAAAAATGTTTCATCTTTTGAAGAAATTTTATCCGCATACGGCATTACATTAGACATGAAACCATCGACGACTAATCTTGGATTGGTATCTTTCATAAGATCAAATGCAGATCTACATTTTTTTAATCCTTTCTCTTCTGGGAAAGTCTGTTGCAATTCATCAATGAATTGACCCATCATTTCAGTGAAAGCTGTTACTGAAGTCATTTTTATAATAATTATACTAATACTATCTTTAAGTTATATTTAAAATGGTTCAGATGATATAGTCTCTTTCTTACCCAAACCGTTAGATACTATCAAAAAAACTAATATTGCAACAAGTGCAGCTGGTTTTGTGTACGCACTCATGGCGAGCTTACCTTCGTTATTTAATTTTGCTTTAAAATGTATATATCCTGCTGTGATAAAGCCGGAAATTATACCGGCCCATGCTGGGTCTCTTAAATAGTCTTCGAACTCCATTTAATATAATTGAGGTTTTTTTCTATGGGCATCGGGTGCATCTGGAAATAAAACACCTTCGTCTCGGTTTTGTACTTGTTGTCTTTCGTTAGTGTTTATAGTTTTGAATTCGTTATTGTAAAAGGAGGATGATGGTTGATTTACGTTTGTTTCCATATGTTCTTCACCGTCAGACATTTGCATGGGTTGTTCTTGTTGTTCTTGTTGTTCACCCATATTCATATCCGTTTCCATTTCTTCTGGTTGATTACTTTCCATAGGCATTTCGTTTTGAGTTTCACTTTCAAATGGTTCACTCGCAACTTCTTCTTGTTCACCTTCAAGAAGTTCTGGATCTTCGGAATCACATACTTCGGCATCCCCTAAATCCAAATCTTGTCCTTCTTGCGTTTGAGACATATAAGTCTGTAAAATTTGTTGAACAGGGATGAGTTCTTTTACAGCGTTTTCTACACATACCGAAAATCGTTCAAAAAGTTTGTCATTTCTCGAATGTTCGTTTTGTTCTTCGTGGTATATATACGGATCATTATACAAAGATTCAGCGGCTTTGTTATGACACATCTGAATAAACACTTCATTTGTAGGAAGTTTAAGTGATATTTTTTTGTTATCTTTGCTTAATCGAACAGCTGATAATATTTTTACACAACTTACGAAAACTGCTGCGAGTAAATCATTAAACCACGCACATCTATTCGCTATGTTATCGGAGTGTTGTTTAGACATGGCATCACTCCAGTTGGGTACTTCCTTGAGAAGTTTTTGGTACATTACAAGAACCTTTCTCCCCTTAGATAATTTGTATGCTTCTTCATACATTTCTGCAAACGTCTCTATCATAACCGGGCACATGAGAATGCATAACTGTCCGAGATATTCTCTTTTAGCTTCTACGAGTATGTTAAGGTTATCCATTTATGATAGAGGGGAATTTTTTTATGAACCAATTATCGCGCTGTCCTGTATTTATTCGCAGCTTTTTTTAAGTTTACGAGTGTTGGGAAATCTTCGTATGATTCATCTTCTATATTATTTTCTTCTTTAGACTTATTCCTTTTTGTAGGTCGCCAAGATATACATATTTCAAATTCACCAACCATTTGCACCATGAACCCACCTATTTGAAACTGTCTAATTATATATTGCATGGCTTTTACTCTATCAAAATGTGGATACCCCATAACAAACGAAGGTATTTGTACAAATAGATATTTATTACCCATATCAACAGATTGTCTTATTTTCTTAGTTATCTGTTCATATATTTTCGTATACGTTTCCTTTTTCAGTTTATTTCTTTTTTCAGCTATTTTTGATATATCATCTATACTGATCATTACAATAACAGTAATTTATTTTTTTTGATAGTATCCCTCAGTTTTTCGACCAAACCAGTTCCAACTCTTTTTTGTGGTATTACAGGGACTTCAACCTTTTTCGGGGCACCATACATTTCCTCAATACTCGTCACTTGTTTTTGAATCAAATCTGTATTTTTAATATACTCTACCTCATTACCCTTTACGCGTAAATAATCTTCAAATTCCTGTGGTTTTGTTGGGTTAATAAATGGTTTCTCATTATCTGGTAAAAGTACATCAATTGGTTGAGAACGTATAGATAATATAGCAACCTTTGGTTTATCGTCGATTTTGACTTTATTAGCAGATTTAAATTTCATTAAATTTTTCTCATCCTTCTTAAGCATAATCTCGTCTATTTCATTTAAATTTTCTAAACCCTTGGCTAATTTATCTCTAATGCTTTTTTCAGTTGCTTCTATAATATCTTGTGTTTTTTGACCAACACCTGCAACTTCTAATCGGGGACCTTCGTTTATAACACGAACGTCAACGACTATAGAAAAACCAAAATCAAAACCCTTGTTACCGTATTTTGCGACCATAAACATACATCTAAAAATTTTACCACCGGTAGTTTTGTGTTTATATAATTTCATGCTTGTTGTTTCGATAATATAAGTACATAAACCCGTTCTTTTAGAAATGGCTTTATTTGATTGTAAAACGATTTCGTTCATTAGATCATGTGTTATAACTATAGCATCCTCGGTCTCCTTGTATTCAGCCAATCGTGTTGGTTCGTCAGATTCGAACAAGTCATTTTTACCACCATATTTCTCCTCTCTCCTGGATACGTATAGTACTACCAGGAGAAAGACTACAACAACAATGATCTTATTCATTTAGTATTAATTGTTATTTTTATTTTTTAATTTACTGTGATTTTATTCACAATATTTTTTTACTATGTAATTTTAGAATGTCACTTTTGATATATAGCCCACATTGTAACCACAGTTTGGATATAATCGATTATATACAAAAAAATAACCAATTGAAAAACATTGTATCTTATCACAATATTAATGAACGTGGTATACCTCCTCAATATAGGAATAAAATAAGCAGGGTACCAACAATGTTAACTAAAAATGGAAAACTTTTAGTAGGTAATGAAATAAAAAACTGGTTAGATTCGTTATTACCGGTTAAGGAACTCGAAATGTGTGGATTCGGTGAGTGTAATATGACAACTTTAGAAGAGGGTGAAAACACAAATGAAATGTTTGGTCTTGATAATTATGGTGTTTCTTTACAACCCGCAATGACAGCCGAACTCGAAGCTAAGATAAATAAGAGTGTTAATGAAGCATATACTTCACATACACAGGACACTAAAAATTAGTATAAAGAAATGATTACACTTTAAATCTAAATGAAGTTAGCAACTATACAAGCTTCTGCTTTTAAATCAACTTTCGAAGTGCTCAAAGATATACTTAACGATGTTAATATATATTTCAAACCAGATGGAGTGTATATAGTCACTCTAGATACCGCGAGAACATCTCTCGTAGATATGTTTTTATCATCTGATAATTTTGAAGAATACGAATGTGAAAGTGAAATTATAGCCGGTATAAACGTAGCAAATACATTTAAACTGCTTAAATCTATATCCAATACGGATGTTCTTATATTATCAATAAATTGTCGGGAATATATGCACATAGAAATACATAACGAAACTAAGAAAACGTGTACGAAATTCGATTTAAAGCTTCTCGATATAAATGAAAATCAAATTGAAGTACCCTCTATGAATATGACAACTATAACACCAATGCCATCTTCCGATTTTCAAAGAATATGTAGAGATATGTTCAATATAGGAAACGATATTGAAATAACAAGGGTCGGAAATATTATAAAATTGTATTGCAACGGCGACTTTGCAAATCAAGAAACTATAATCCAATGTATAGAAGAAAGTCCTGAAATATCAGGTATATATTCACTTCGATACATGAACATTTTTACAAAGGCAACAGGTATGTGTTCAACGGTTCAAATTATGCAAGAAGATCAAAACAGGTTTTTAATTTTAAAATATAACGTTGCAAATTTAGGAGACTTAAAATTTTATTTGGCAACTAAGGTATCCGAAAATCTGTAATATATGATGAAGATGTCTCTATATTTTTTACAAACCCAATAATATTTTTTAAACGTATCGTGGGATACTCTTCTTTTAAAGTTTCTTCATCGTAATATAACATATCTCTAATCAGTACTTTTTGGTTATGAAAATCATTCCTTGGTCCAGCGTATCTTTTAATTTTATTTAATAGGTCTCTTACAGGTTTATCGTGCGAATCAAGTAGATGTACACTTGACATTGGCATGTTAAATGTAATACCAGGTTTTTTTATAGGTGGCCATTCGTGGTTCATATCATACGTTATGTATTTGTACACTTTATCCTTGTACCAATATTTTATCCGAATAATCGTTTTTTCTACATTTTCAGGTATAGATGTATTTTTATAATCTATTCCATTCAGAGATTTGTAATGTGACATCGAATAACCATCCCACTCTCTATACTCGTCATACCAGAAGTTGTCTAACGTATCTTCATCCGGTATGATTTCATTAGTGAAATATTCCATTGATGTATGTATAATTTTATAATCCGGTTTACTCACTATAAATTTAAAACTGTCGTATACCCAAATAATAACAGTAGTTAAAAGATTGAACATCATTCTATATAGTTATTATATGGAAGGTAATTTTTTAAGTAGGTATAATAACAAAGTCCAAAATTGGAAAGAACTAATAGAAAAAGAACCTACTAATAAAAATTTATATGAAAGTGAAATGTCACAGTATATAATACAATGTATGCCATATATGAATCAATATACAATCGATTCAAAACAGGAAATTTCTACCAATAATATATTTAATTGTAAAGAAACCGTAGGTTTACAACGGAAAGATATATTCAATGATTATCTCATCGATGTTGAAAAAGTTAACGTCGATAGACCTATAGAAAAGAAACGTGAAGTGTGTCCCACGTGTCCAGACAGTAACGTGTTTCATTTTACAAATACAAGTGACCTCGTATGTGAATCATGTGGTTTGATTATAGCCTGTCTTATAAGTGAAGAGTTGACGTATAGAGAAGAACAGGAAACTTCCGAAAAAATCGTAAATTATTCATATAAAAGAGAAAATCATTTTAACGAATGGTTATCACAGTTTCAGGCACAAGAAACAACTAATATACCTATTGAAGTTATAGAAGAATTGCGAAACGAGTTGAAAAAAATAAAAATAAAAACGGTTGAAGAAATTACACACGCCCGAGTTAGAGGTCTCTTAAAAAAACTTAAACTTAATAAGTATTACGAACACGTACCTTACATAACAAATATTTTAAGTGGTCTATCACCACCGAAAATGCCACAGGAACTTGAGGAAAAATTACGAATCATGTTCAAGGATATACAAAAACCATTTGATGATAATTGTCCGACGGAACGTAAAAATTTTTTAAGTTACTCCTACGTGCTCTATAAATTCTGTGAACTTTTAAGCGAAGATAAATACTTAAAATATTTTCCACTCTTAAAATCAAAAGAAAAATTATATCAACAAGATGTTATTTGGAAGAAAATGTGCAAAACATTAAAATGGGAATATATACCAACGATTTAAAATCTAAATATATACTAAATGACGAATAATAAGTTCCCAGTGCGTAATAACAATTCTAAAAAGTTACAAAAGGAAACGAATAATAAATTCCCAAATTCACCAAAACCAAAACCAAAAACAAAATCGAAGGCGAAAAAGAACCCATTGCGTCAAGGTGTTGTATATAACAGTTTGAGTAACATGCTCAAAAACTTTGCAATAAAAAAGAGAAACACACCAGAACTCTTTAAAAATACTAGAAACAAACACCCAAATAGCCCATTCATAATGGGTAAAAAAATGCGTACACCTACAACAAGTGTTCGTAAACCAGTTAATCGTAAAAATATCCGAATTGCTGGGTTAATGATGAAAAAATCGGAACTTCAGAGAGAAATGAATATAATTAACGGTGCTATAAAAAAATTAAAGCCGTAATATTAAAATATCGTTTAATATAAAAAATGCAAGCCGATAAAGAATTCAGAAAAGCTTTGTCAGCCATTCTTAATCAGCTCCAAAAGGAAGGGAAAGCTCTCACGCGAACCCAAAGAAATATGTCAAACACGCTCGGGAAATCGGCAAAAAATGTTAAAACTATGGTAACACCATTCAAAACGAAAAAAAAAGTATCACCAAAAAAGAAAACTTCCAAAAAATAAATACGTGTGTATAATAAATGGGTGGTAAAACAATTCGTTCAAATACCAATATTTCAGTTGCAAAAGTTGCACAAGAATTTGCTAAAAACAAACCGAATCAAAATAAAACAAAAGTAACTCCCAAAAAACTTAAATCTCTCTTACCACTTAATAAAAATGTAACTAAGATTGATCCAGCCTCACGTAAACTTTCGATGACGAATTTAAGGCGCTCGACGATGTCACAAAAAAATCGTATGATTGAAGAAATGAACGATTATTTATTAAAACGTAAAAATGTTAAAAAAACAAAAGTCCAAAAAGTAAGTTAAATATTTAAAGAAACGCGTTTCATAATAAGTAATGAGCGACCCATATTACAATTTCTGTTTAGAAGAAATCAGGTTCTACACAGAAAAGATAAACGAAATTATAAAAGAAGGGCTTAAGGACCCCAAGGCATATTATGAAGAGTCAAAAAGTGAATGGAAAAAAATATACCAAATGATACCTATTATGTATATGATAAATCAGATAGAACAGAATACCGAAACCGAAAAATAATATAACTTATATTAATGAGTACGAGTAATAGTCTATCAGTACCCTATCATAATGATGAGTACTATGCAAGATCTCCAGGAGTTAGATACAAAAACACGGGTAAGAGAAAGTCTTCACCAATCAAATACGAAACTTTTAAGGAATACTACAACAACACAAATCCAGGTAAAAACTTTAAAGAGTATCAGGAAAGATTTAAAGTTTCACCACCGTCTAGTCCATTTGGGTTTGGGTTTGATTTTGAGTCTAGTTCACCTTCACCAAAAAAATCACCTCGAATAAGTAAAAGGAGACGAGAAGAAAATGAAAAATTAGAAGCAGTGAGAAAAAGAAATGAAAATAGAAGACGAAAAGAAAATGAAAAATTAGAAGCAGTGAGAAAAAGAAATGAAAATAGAAGACGAAAAGAAAATGAAAAATTAGAAGCAGTGAGAAAAAGAAATGAAAATAGAAGACGAAAAGAAGCTGTTGTTAAGAAAGCGAAAGAGGAAGCTGTTAAGAAATCAAAATCATTAGGACAACAACTCAAAAATGCAAAAACACTTTCAAATTTAAAAAAGGTATACAGGAAAGGTGCGTTAATAAAACACCCAAATAAAGGTGGTACAAAAAGTAACTTCCAAAAATGGAAAAATCTATTCAATACACGTAAAAATAGTATTAATTTAAAGTAACATATCTAATTTCTAACTCAACGTTTGGTGTTGGTGGGAAATTTATAAGGTACGAATGTTTTAACCCCGTAAGTTTCAAGTAATTTTGTGCTTGAGTTACCATTACGTCGGTCATATTCTTCACGGCTTTGAGTTCGAGTACGATTTCACCGTTCAAAATCAAATCCGCGCGTAAGTTACCTACATTGTGTCCCATAAAATCTATAGGAACTATTCTTTCCGTTTCGTATGGAATATCGTTTTTTCGGAGTAAGACTTCAAATGCCTTATGATATACAGACTCGCTATAGCCGGGACCAAGGTTTTTGTATACGAGTTCGGCATACTCCTTTACCATTTTATAATTTAAACAATTTACTCTTTAAATTATAAATTTAAACCAAAATGTCAAATTTGCCAATCGGTTTTGACGGATGTTGACTGTAGACGGTTTCGATAGATGCCATTTCGATATAAGGTGAGACCCAAAACGGTTTATATCTTTTTGGGTTGTTACATCGAGCGCACATGGGCACAATATAGTCTCTACCGTCATTTTGGCAGGTGACGTGAGCCGATACTTCGAAACCGGATTCGCACTCATAGCGCGCACACTTTAGCTTCTTTTTCATTATCCGTTTCAAATGATTTTTTTTATTACCACGGATGAATCGCTTGTGCGTTGTCTTGCCAGTCCCCGGTGTGTTTTTTACCACGGTAAAACCCCGTTTTTCCGGTAAAAACACGCTGCCTATCTTAGCGCAACGCTTAAGTTTTTTGTTTTTTACGATTTTTGTGTGTGATCTTGTTTTTACCATTTTATTCTTAATTTTTGATTATTTATTTATATTTAAAAAACTTAGGTATAATATCCTCATTTTTTATTCTTGTGGCGGTGTTATTTTTATTTCAGGTGCATCTTCAACTATATCTATAACATATCTACTTTCATCGTTTGTAGGAGATACCGTTACTATTTTACACATATCGGTACTAACCATGGTTGTTTGTTCGGAAAATTTTAAGGGTATAATTATTGGTCGACACAATAGCATCCACATACTTAACCTTAGTTAATATTTTAATATTTAATATTTAAAACACTATGGCTAATAATTTACCACCGAATAAACACATTCATAAACACATTATTGAAGGTATAAAATTTGCCGAAGAAATGTTAGACGCTTTGGATGAAATATCACTAAAGTATAATATGCATATATCGGATAGTATAAATTTAGGTAACTTCGAGAGTCTTGATACTTCTTTAACACATTCATCTAGAAAATTAGTCGAATATAAACAGAAATATGAAAATATTTTGAAAAAATATAATGAATATTCTTTGGAATTTAGACATAGATTATAGAAAATATTGGTTTAAAATACGTTTCAATTATACCGTAATTTTTAAGAATTTTTAAGAATTTTTAAGAATTTTTAATTCATATATATATTTTAAATAAATGTTTAAAACATTTATTTATTTCATTTAGTAATAGTAGTTTAAATATTGATTGAATAATATAAGTGTATATGTATATGTATATAAAATTGGTTTGGATTTGTGTACCACGGAATTTAGACCTTAAAAAAAACACAAAAAAAAAGAGCTTTTTGAAAAAAAGACAAATGTTTTAAATGTTGAGAATGTTGGGTAAAATCATTTTTTTCTCTATCAAAAAGACATGTAAAGTGTATCGTTTAGCCCGTCAGGGCTAAAATCCGTGAGACAGGTTTGAAAACCTTTGTGAAACCTTTAACATATTTTTAAAGTATTTTTTTACTCTATCATAAAGACATTAAAAGGACATGGTTTGTCTCGTTAATTGACCACATTTATCTACAATTTTGAGAATTTTTAATTCATATATATATTTTAAATAAATGTTTAAAACATTTATTTATTTCATTTAGTAATAGTAGTTTAAATATTGATTGAATAATATAAGTGTATATGTATATGTATATAAAATTGGTTTGGATTTGTGTACCACGGAATTTAGACCTTAAAAAAAACACAAAAAAAAAGAGCTTTTTGAAAAAAAGACAAATGTTTTAAATGTTGAGAATGTTGGGTAAAATCATTTTTTTCTCTATCAAAAAGACATGTAAAGTGTATCGTTTAGCCCGTCAGGGCTAAAATCCGTGAGACAGGTTTGAAAACCTTTATGAGACCTTTTAACATTTTTTTCTAATATTTTTTACTCTATAAAAAAGGTTTGAAAAAGACTTAAGTTGCATCGTCATATTCAAAATAATAAAAAATTAAAATGAATACGACTAATTTTGTTTCAAACCTTGTCCGAACAACTATACCTAACACAAACAAAGATTGTCACATTTGTGTAATTGTCAAGTATGAAGAATGTAACGGTGGTATACCTGGACCAACCGAACATATCGAGATTACAGCCACACCAGTGATTTCGTATAATTATGTAGCTGTGTATGACAACAAAAATTCACGTATTCCGAATGGTGGTGGGTATATAGAACCTATATCTCTTTTTAACATGTTCAGCAAGAATAACGTCATTCTCGGAGTTGATAAAAATTCAAAATATGTTGAAGTAGATATGAGTTACGTTTCACAATTGGATGGTACATTTTGGAACCAACACGATCTTTTTAGAACGATTGAAGATTTTCACGACGAAATCCGAGAAAAATATAGGTATTCGGGAAGAATTACTGGTACACCTTGGTTACGTTCTGATTCGATAGATACTTCCGACGATGAAAGTGAATATGAAATCAACCCTGCCATGTTATTACCGACACAAAATATCATGGAAATTCTGGACAAAAATTCAAATATCATACCCGAAGGTGACTATTTGAAACTTTGTAATGAGTTAACTAAAATTAGAAGAATTTAATAAATATATTAAAAAAATAAACGTAATATAAATTATATGAAATCACCCCTTAGATACCCCGGTGGTAAAACACGCGCATGTAAAATTTTGGATGATATCGTTACTGATAAAAAGTTCGATACATCTCTCGTAATTTCACCTTTTTTCGGCGGTGGTTCATTTGAATTTTTCATGTCCACTAAGTATGGTTCAAAACTTATCGTAAACGATAAATTTAAACCACTCGTATCGTTTTGGAAATCTGTACAAATGTACAATAAAGAGCTTTGTTCTAAACTTACAGAAATTTTGGGTACCGTTTCAAAAGATATTTTTAGTACCATGCGAGATACCATAATGGGCGAACCTGACACACTTTTACAGGGGTATAAATATTTTGTTATTAATAGATGTTCGTTTAGTGGTGCTACACTTTCGGGTGGATTTTCATTAGAATCTTCTAAAAAAAGGTTTACGGAAAGTTCAATACAGCGCATAAAAGATCTCAATTTAACCGATATAGAATTTCATAATTTAGATTTTGAAACTTTTTTAAAGGGTAAGAAAGGTCTTATATTTTTAGATCCACCGTATTATCTCAATGAAAATTCAAAATTGTACGGAAAAAATGGCGACATGCATGAAAATTTCGACCACGAAAAACTTTTTCGGGTTTTAAACAAAAGAAAAAACTGGATAATGACATATAATAATTGTGAGTACATCAAGGATTTGTATAAAAATTACGAAATTCGTGAAGTAAAATGGTCTTATGGAATGAACGCAAGTAAAGATTCATCTGAAATCGTCATCATAGGTTAGGTGGTAGACGTGTTCTATCATCGAGAGAGTATTCACTCGGTTTGAGTGTTCTAATATCTAAAGGTTGAAAGGCGGCTGTTACAGAAAATTGTGATTTAGTCTTGGAATGAATCTTCGCCCTTATGCGTATCTCTTGATCTATCTTAAACTCTGGAACTCCCAACTCGAGTGTATCTTCTCCTAAATGATACAACCCGAACCCTTTTATTTGTATGTACGCACAACCCTTATTCCTATAGAAATTTTGAATTTCGTGATCACCTACACTCAAATATACATCTTTATAATCGTGTTTAATTTCCAACCATTCCGCGTGTGTCATATCCTTATTGGTTAAAAACGGTGGTGGTTTAAATATCACTCTATCCATATACTTTTGAAAAAGTTCATTCGTCGGTACCCATAACCCTTCTTTCCATTTAAGTGTAGATTGTCCCCAATCTGGAGAATTTCCCGGTTTACACTCAATATGTCCATTTTGCGTATATATATCCGGATTATGTGAAGATCCACCACCTTGTTTTACAATTTTAGAGCTATGTTTTATATTTTCATAACATAGATTCTCATATTGTTGACCATTTACGGAACAGATGGATCCTTTACGTTCTTTCGCCACTTCTTGACACACATAGTTTTCATTAAAGAGTTTATGTAATTTACCAATATCACATCTCATACGTCTCAATTCTTCTACTATACTATCCATAATTCCTTGATAATATTTGTTTCATCTCTCTAAACTATTAAAGATTAAATAGTTTTTCATGTATAAAAAGGTTTTAAAAAGACTTAAGTTATACCGTCTTTTTAAAAAATATAAAATAAATAACCATGTTATCTGAAAATGAAAAGGTACTTAATAAACTTAAGACATACCTCAAAGATAAGGGGAATGTGATAAATAATGATTGGTATGTAAAGATTGAAACCCGAAAGTCTGGTAAATCCGAAGGTGTGACCGACAATTACTATTTTTCACCTAATGGTACACGGTTCCGATCAATGATCGAAGTTTATAGATTTTTAGCGACGGGTGATAAATTTGAACGTGATGAAGAAACAAAGTGTTTGAAAATTACTGAAGATAACAACGATGAAATAATGGATGATTTATGTGAACTTGTATCAGATTGGTATATAAACGATGACATTGAAAATTTACGCAACGTTAATTCGTGTATGTTTAAGGTAGAGAAGAAAAAGTGTACCAATTTCATAGACGGGAAGTTACAAAAAAATAAAATCCAAATCATCGACGAAAAAAATAGGGTAACATTCCCCAAAAATACCAATACTAAAAATATTTTGCATTACTCAAAAGCTAACGCTGCTAATTTGGTACATACCTTTTTCAAAACTGAACCAACGTGTTTGAAATGTGGTTGTGATAAAAAATGTAACGGTAAGAAGTTAACACGAGCACACACAGTAAAAGATAGACCCGAAATACTCAAAATAGCTATATCAGAATCATACACGGGTGGTGGTTATCATTCTGATATTTTTCTTAGAAAATTTATAGAATTACACAAAGTCTACCCGATCGCTACTTTATGCGAAGAATGTCACCGTGAATTCGATAATAATAGAAAATTGTAATTAAAGATTAAACCAATATACTCTATATAACAATGACGACCTACGACCAAAAACCCTGTGAATTCAAATACAAAATCGACTCGTGTTCGAAAGTCGTTGACGGTGATACCGTTGACGTTCTTATCGATTTGGGTTTCGATGTACTCATCCGCCAACGCGTACGATTGCTCGGTATCGATACCGAAGAATCGCGAACGCGTGATTTGACCGAAAAGGTTTACGGGAAACACGCCAAGAAGAAGATCTTAAACTGGGTGACGAAAGCGGTCGAATCCGATAAGGACGATTGTGAAATTGAATTGAGATGTCAAGAACGAGACTCGGTCGGTAAATACGGACGCGCACTCGGTGAATTGTGGGTATTTGAAGATGGTATCTGGACGAACGTAAACAAATGGATGTGCGAACAAGGCTACGCCGTACCATACGTCGGACAAAACAAGGACGATGTTAAGGAACAACACATGGTAAATAGACGTATTTTATCCGATAGAGGTGAACTCATCATTGACGAAAATGGGACGTTTTTGTCGTCTTACTAAACTAATTAATTATATTTCACATACAGTACGTGTTCTATATAATTAAAGTGTCGTGATATAAACCGGTCGTTCGGTTCTTAGTATAGATAAACCTACACGTAATATATTTTTAACTAAACGTGATTTTACTAGTATTGTTGTATGATCTATATACCTTTTTGAATTGTTTCTGTGTTTGTTTAGAACACTTTTAATTGAAAGTATTCGCGTTAACGATACTTTTTTACACGATGTTGTATCTAATAAAATATAAACACTCGCGTTTCGGGACCATACGTCATAAAAAAAGGAATCCATGTCATTTGGTGTTGTGGTATCCGTTATTTTGAATTTATGGGTTTCTTTCATAGTTTACTATATACTATAATCATTAAGTATTGTAATTCGCGAGTAATAAATATTGAGGTACGACGAGTAGTAAGTTTACAACACTATCCGATAATCCGCCATATAACTTATCTTCATTGATTACAAACGCCATAATATAGAAGTATGTAGATAACATGAAATACATTTTACTTTCGTGGTATATGTATATTATTGAATTGAAAATACCTATAACCGAAAATGAGTTTATATATCTCATATCGCGGATATCGGTTAGAGGGTTGGAAATACGTATTACCGAAATAGCGAGTAAATTAAAAAGTGTGTATAAGAATCTAATCCTATCATTCCACGCGTAATGGAGTAGTACAAACCCAACGTGTACGAACGATCTGTACCTTTTGTATACTAATTGGCTTCTATACTTATTCGCATTAAATGCGTTATATATATGGTACCTACACTTAAACGGACAGTGTAATATACACGCCACAGACGCGTAATTTAACGGGAAGAATGCCGAAACGAGCATGGGTATGAGTGACGTTACCGCCGAAAGGAGTTCTATATTTCGCGTGTATGTCATTTATATTTAAGTGTTTCACATCTTTAAATAATTAATATCCTCATTCAACCGTGTCTCCTACGTATATACCAGCTCGCAAGGACATATGAGAGTTCCATGTTTGTGGGTATATTTTAATATATCTGGCCTCCACGGGGGTATCAAAAAACACGTTAACCTGTGTATCTCTATCGGTATTTCCAGTGAATACCTTACCATCATCAACATCTACCCATGTTCCAGACACACCTTTGACCATGACCTTGAAAGTCTTGACCCATTGGTCATAGTCTTTTCTTCCTTTCATAGCGATACCTGAAATCATACCAACCCTATCATTGTTTATCTGGTACCATTCACCAACTTGGTTAGTCTTGACTGACCAAGCCTGCTCAGAATCTAGACGCCCCTGACCATTCCCCGTACCCATAGTATCATCTACATAAGTTCCAGAGGCACTACGCGAAGTGTCCGGTGGATTTTTTAATATTCTAGTTGCATTCGCACCTTCAACTTCATATTTAAAATCAGTACACTTGGTTAAGTGTTTTCCTAAATAATCTATAGCGTTTTTGTTTGTATCCTTATTTTTAATAGGTGCATTTGGGTGAGTCGCAACATCCTTGATTAGAGTATTGTAAAAAGTTTCGAAATCTGGATCGTTGTCCCATGTACAATATTCGTCCCGTTTATAACTCGCACCACCACTACCAATCGTAAAAGTTTTGGTTGGGTCCATACAACTGGATTTCGTACAATGGTTACCACACACCTCTGCCTGTATCCGATCTATACCTGAACTAGCCTGAACTAATCCATTTTTAGCCTTACAATACGCCCCGGATGCATTTGCAGCTACACCACCTGTCGCATTCGAACTACCCGAACCCGAACCGGCTTCACACATAAGTTTTGGGTCTCTATATGGTTGGGTACACCCGAACGTCATATTGTCTACACCCGTTTTTCCATCATTTTTCAACTGATCTTCTGGTGTAATTTCAACTATGTCTGTACCGTAGAAGAAACACGTATTCCTTTTTGCTTTATCATATTTTTCGTTATAGTGTCCCCACTGATGGTACCCTAGTTCTTGTGCGTACCGTCTACAATCTTCTTGGGTCCCGAACCTTTGTTTTCCGCCGTACCAAGGTTCGGATTTACCTTCATCGACACTTAGTTTTACGGTACCTATTATTTTGGGTCTACCACCGACGATTTCAACCCCGGATTTCAAACTCCCGAGTATATACTTTTCTTTCAAATACTTATCGACCTTCTCGCGGTCTACAACATCTAAAGTTACATCGTAAACGAGTATTTCGTAAACGTTCCAATCACTTGGTTCACTTTCTGTATACATTCCTACATTTATACCTAAACTTTTTGGGTTATTAAAAGGTTTTTGGTCATCTGAATCGAAAGAAAAACCGGTTGTCCTTGATTTACCATTGCTTCCAAAGTAGTTATGTTGGGCGGATATTCTAATCCATGGGCGTGTACCGTGTACATTTACAAAATCAGTTATCCAAGCTTTTGATACGCCGTTTACTTTTACGGGGTTACCAGTGTATGCCACACCCGTCTTACCTTCGTGGTGTCCTATTAACCAATTTTTTTCTGCTTCACCACTTACGAATATACGTTTTTGGTTTGCTTTAACGTCACTCCCGTACCGTGCGACTGCAAAAAACGACCAGTTTTTGTTATCGAACACTTGTGGTAACGTGAACCCATCACTCGTCGTCCCTTTAACAAATTCACCTTTGAACCCTTCACCTTTCGATAGTGTACCTTTAATTTTATCGGCTGATATATGATTTGCTTTACCCGATAAATCTTCCCACTTATCGTTCTTTAGTGAAGCTGCGTTATACCTACCAACAATATTAGCCGGACGTGGTAAAACGGCTATATTTGTTGCTTCGCTTCGTATTTCTAGGGTAGTTCCATCGGTTTTTTTCTTGGAAGTTACGTATAAACCTCCAGCCGCTACTATAGATGATAGACACATCATGAACATTATGAAAACAATAAATGTTGTTTTCCCTGAATCTTTAGCCATGGTTGATTCTTATTTATACTATATAAAAAAATTATGTGGTATATGGGTATTTGTGTACCCATAAATTACATATCCATTTATCACCAGACTCAACTGGTACTCCCCCGTGTAATGCTCTTTTTGATATACACTCGTAATTATTGAGTGTATTGAAAAATAAGGAATCACCCTTTTTCAATTTATAGGTCTTATTCAAGTTTGGAAAATTTGTACCACCTCCTTCATAATCGTCATTGAGTGCTATTATGAACGTATACATCCGTTTATTCTTATCATTTTGAAATGCATCTTGGTGTGGGTTATAAAATCCACCTTTTTTATACTTGAGAATTTGTAAATCTTCACAATTTTTTGATGGTCTATCTATTCTAGTTAAACACTTATCAATTAATTTTTTAACGACCTTATCTTCGCCTGGTTTAATCCACGCTGTTTCACTTTGTCTTACTTTCGTGTCTATATCTCTTTTCATTGATACGGTCGATGTCGATAACCTTTTACTTGCTAGGTTCTTAATGTGATCACATTCTTCGTGTGTTATCATATTTTCTATTATTATAGGTTTATGGTATATGGGTATGATATACCATAATAAAAACAATAGAGCAAATAATATCAAAATTTTATTTGATTTATCCATTATTATTAGTATATACTGATACTTTTTATTCGATTAAATGGATATATTTTGGTAAAGTACAGTTATACCTGTTTCGTATTTGCGTGACAATTGAGTTCGAATACTTTACTAATTCCTTAACATCGTCCGAAATTTCAATGGATTTATCAATGACCCATTGGCGCATTAAGTCACTACACGCATTCGTGAACATTTCGTATATATCGCGTATATCATTTAATTTTTCAACTTGTTTATCTCGTCTTTGTAATTCTATTTTAAAATTGGTCTCGTCTATACTGTTCAACATATAAGCAATTCGTAAATGGTGATTATCTGCATCATATATTTCGGCGTATCTATACATTATATCTCTATCTATTTGGTGTAATATAACACACAAGTCTAGTATATTTACAGGTGCATTTTCGTGTTTCAATTCATTGAACGTGGGTCTTCCACCGCATGGTATATCTGCATGTTCTCGTGATCTTTTCTGAAACTCGAAAAAGTGTGGATTATGTATTCTTCCCTTTTCTATATTTCCGGTTCTCCAATTAAACGCAGTATTACAACTCGTACACCACATTTGTAAACACCCGTCTATTTTGTGTATCATTGTTCCACATTTAGGACATGGTTTGGTATCTTTGTTTATTAGTTTTATAGTTTTAACTGTTTCCGGATTACACTTATGATTTTCTTCTATTTTTTCGTTACATTTTTTACAGAAAACTTGTTTACATAAGCCACATTTATAATCTTCATCTATAAATCCTCTACACTCTTCACTCGGACACATCCGAATGAAATTTCGTGGTGAATCTTCGGTTATATCACCATATCTCAAAAGGTTCATTTCTTCTACGACTATATCGGTTTGGTTTATGGTATTTTGTATAATAATTTCGTATTGACTATTTTCCGTCCCTTCACGAATTGCTTCCATACCTAAAAGTCGGTTTTGTCTTATAATAGCTACTAATTCGTGGTATTTTTGTCTGAGTGTACGCATTTTATGAATTCTTTCGACATGTGGTTGTGTTTCAGGCATACGTGCTTTTTCGCGTTCAAATAAAACACATTCACGGTGTTTTTTGTATACCGTGTTTCTAAACTTTTTAGTACAGAACGAGTCAACGAACCCTCGATTAATTTCGTTTTTACAATTCATACAGTGTGGGTTTTCGTAACTTGATAATAAATACGTTTGAACACAATTTTTACACGATTCAAAATCACAAAAAGGACACGTTACTTTTTTGTGATTTATTTTATTATATTTTTCACAACACACGGTACACTCCATACTTAATAAAACAGCGGTTTTTTTCTTTAACTTTTGTATTAAAATGTATATTTATTATATATGATTTTAATTATACTTTTAATTTTAATTATAATTTTAATTTTAATAAATACTAAAAAACCGGTTCGGGAATTAAAATTGAAAAATCTATACAATGAAGAATATCATAGGTATAGAATGGGTGATGTATATATGTGGGGTAAAGGTCCAAATTATAACAAGGTAAAATACCACGAAGAAAACTTTCCAAATAGTATAGCTACAAAATACCTTAATTTGTTGAAAAAGGGTGAAAGTAGTAACAAAGATAAACTTATGCGTGTTATACACAACGAACCACAATTAGATACCATGCCTGAAGATAACAGTTTTGTTTTACACGTGCGCGTCGGTGACGTTTTTTGTAGACATAAGGGAAATTGGATGACTAATAAACTAGGTGTAAAGGGTATGATTAACCGTTATACAAAAAAATATAACCCCGAGTGGTGGAGTGATATATTGAAATTCATGAACGAGAAGAACCTTGATAAAGTGTATATAATTGTAGGATCACATACACCGTATTGTTTGTTAGAATCAGAAGATTTCATAATGGATCGAGTTAACATGTTTAAAAAAAATGGCAAAGATGTTGTTTTAAGAATTGGTAATACCCCCGACGAGGACATTTTATGGGTAAGACGCGCAAAATATTTCAAATCGACAGGTGGTGGATACGGTAAAGTTTTAGGTATAGCTTCACAAGAAAACGGTGATTCTAAACATTAAGCATCGACTACATCTGTTTGCATATTAGTTGTTATTTCATCTTCAGTAAGAGTTTTGAATTTTATTGGTATACCAGTAGCTGGCATGTCAATATCATTGTCCACCATTGTAATAGCAGTACTCAATATCATAAATGTTACGGGGTAATTATACCCTGGTTTTATTACCATTTTTTGTGCTGGCATGTCATCGTTCGCACTTCTATGTAATTCTAGTTTTCCATCATCGTTTATTAAAAACTTCATGGAAGTACCCATTCCTATCCCATCCAGGTACGACTGCAATTTACCCGATTTATAATCGTTATAGAATTTTACTTCCAATTTCTCACCCTCGTTATTTTCAACTCCTATAACATTTCCTTCGGTATCTTTAATTTCTGTATACAAACACGCGTATGGTGTATCGTCTCCCGAAAATACACATTTTTTAGTATCATTATCCCAAACAGGTGCGTTATGATCCCCATCGTGGTAATTATATGCCACAGCAAATCCTTTTGGATCGGTAATACCAGCTAATGTACACCACCCTATTTTACTTTGTAAAAATTCATTTTTACGGATCAAAAAAGCATCGGGTGTTTCACCTGTTTCAATTTGTAAACTATTTTCATAGTAATCTGGATCACATTCTGTTGATAATGAATTATTAGATATATACCCTTCTGTACTCGAAGGTTTTGGAAATTGGATACCATCACTAGTTATTGTAACTGGTGAGACACTTGGAGATGGGGCTGGGGCTGGGGATGGTGATGGGGATGGAGATCTAGTAATCGTAATGCTATTCAAAAGATTTTTAATACCATTTATTACAAGGTAAAGAAATAAAGAAAATAGTAAAAGACTAATAGTAATCGCGGCGAGTCCTGCGTTCATGTTTTATAGTATATACATTTATTTTTTTTTCTCACGCGTAAGTAATATGATATTGCGTAAATTTAACGATTCAGAGTATGAACCACATCTCCATGAATTTCTGAAAGAATATTATGCAGCTGAATTTCCATATTTTTCTTTTAAAAATGGGTGTTTAGGTATAATACCTAGATTTCCTAAACTTATTAGATTAGGTAAATGTAATTTAATAAGACGGAGTATGAAATCTAAAATGAAACACACGACACCAACAAGTATTTTATTTGTAAATATGTCACAAAGAAAGTTAAGAGTGACAGTGGAAGGTAGGTGTAGCAAATTAACTGGATGTGGTATAGGTGCAATGGGAAGTAGTATTAATATGAGTGTAGATCCATCGGAAAATAAGAAACAGAAGTGTGTTATAGAACCAAAAATATCTGATTATAAATTTGTTTCAAAATTTAGAGCAAAAAGATGGTTTCAAAGGTTAATGTTTAATGACGATCATGAAACAACAAAAAAGGTCGCGGTATGTTTAAGTGCATCTTCTGCATTGATAGACCCGTGTACATATACATATTATTTAACCGTTCATAGTTTACTTGATAATGGTAAGCAAGACGAAACTTTAATGGAAGAAATATTACACCATTCGAATTGTGATGTTATTTTCAGAGATAAACATATAGAATCAGATGGTCTCGAAAAATGGATAGAAACCGGATTTCCTTAATCTTTAAAAAACGGGTTCTTATCGAGTTTCCCATCGTGAAACAAAACTGGGTTATAACCCGAACCATCCACGTAATAGACTTTCGTGTACCAAGATTTTGAATTTGTATCCCATACTTCACGTCTTTTTAACCCGCATTTATATATGAGTTTTTCGTGCATGTCATCACGACTCCCCGTAATTTCCCCCGATTTGTTTCCCTTAACGATAGTTTTTGCTTTCTTCTCATCACTAATAGAACGCGCGTAGTTCATCATAACGGATGATAAACCTCTGTGCATGTTTTATTATTGATTAGACTATTTCTTTTATACTAATTTATGTATTTAATGGTGGTGGTGGTGGTTTTCTAACTTTTGCATTTAAAGCGGTAATAGTATATTTTGGATCATGAATTTGGTTTAATAAGTCTTTTTTATTCGATCTAACCGATTTATTAATTTGTTTTTTGAGTCGTAAACGCGCATTTAAGTTCGCGTGTACGGACATAACACCCATTCTTTTTGCCCGATTCATAAATTCTCGACGTCTTCCACCGGACCATCCCGATGGTACGAATTTATCTACACGTTTTTGTAATCTTTGTGTAGCTTCGTTAACAACTTTATTACCACCCGATATTTCTCTCGTTCTAATATTATTCAGTCTTTTTTGTCTAACGCGTGCATTACTTTCTGCCCTATTTTTTTTCGCCTTGGCTATTGCTGCAGCTTTATTTTCTGCGGCTTTTTTCTCTAGTGCAATTCTTCTATTTGCAACTGCCTTTTCGGCTCTTGCTTTCTTTTCAGCTTGTACTTTTTGCGCTTTTGCACGCATTTCTTCCATTTTTCTTTTCTTTTCATCTGCTGTCGCTTTATTGGCTACCGCTTTATTTGCTGCGGCTTTATTTGATGCAGCTTTATTCGCCGAGGCTTTATTTGCCGCGGCTTTTTTATTCGCTGCAGCCTTGTTTTCTGCAGCTTTTCTATTCATTACCGCTTTATTTTCTGCAGCTTTTTTATTCACTGCCGCTTTTCTCTCGAGTGCATTTTTCTTATTCTTCTCTCGTTTTCTTGCTACATCGCTTTGACCCTGCATTTCAATTTCCATCTCTTTTCTAAATTTTTCTGCCTTTTCAAGATTTAAAGCTTTTTTCTCTGCTTTTTCCCTTAACGCTTTTTGTTTCATTTCCATTAATCGTGCGTGTTGTGTATTAGCATTCCTTTTCTTTTGAGCCGCCGCTTCTTCCATAGCAATTTTTTTCTTAGTCGCCTCTTCTTCGTTAGCTATTCTTTTCTTTTCAATTTGAGCTTTCTTTTGAGCTGCCGCTTCTTCCATAGCAATTTTTTGTTTTTGATTTTTTTCCTGTCTCTTTCTCTTTCTTTCTTCTTCAATTTCTTTCTTTTTATTTTCTGCTGCACTTGCATTCGCCGCCGCTTTATTTGATTGTTGTTGTTTAAGTTCTCTTTGTTTTTCGGTGTTTCTTTCTTTCTGTTCTTTAGTGCTTTGATTCATTTGTTCTTTTTTCTTTCTCTCTGCTTCCCTTTTCGCATTAAACGTAGCTTTTTGTTTATTTCTAGAAAATTGATTAGCGTACCTTTCAGCTGTGAGTGTGAAGTTCGTGAGAGGTTTTTGTGAACCTATTGTTTCTCTTCTCACGTTATTTAACAAATTTCGTTTTTTGTTTTCATTAAACGTTAAACTGGAAATTTTATTAAGTGCTTTTTGTTTTTTATTCGCGTAATTTTGTTCCGATTTTTGTTTTTTATTTTGTTCTTCTTTTTGTTTAGCTTGTAAAAGGAGTTGTTTACGTTGATTCTCTTGTTCCTTGAGCTTTTCCCTCTCTTTTCGCGTTTCCGCGGTTTTGTTGAGTCCTCTTTTTGTTTTTATCGCGGTTATGACATTAGTTTTAAATTTATTTAAACTTTCCGTTTGTACCCTATTTCTAAACCTTTGTTGAGCGTTAATGGGTAATGTCGATGTACTCAACATTTTTTCCAGTATTTTCAAGTTTTGAACTTTCTTATTCGCGGCTTCTTTTTTCGCCTCTGCTTCTTCGTTACGCTTGATCGCATTTTTAGCGTTTTGGTTTACTTTTTCCTTTTCCTTTTTCGCATTTTCATTCACTTTCTTTTTTTCTTCGAGTTTCCTTTGTTTTTCCTGTAATTCTAAGTTCCGACGTTTTTGAATTGCATTTGCTCTAGATTTCAAGCTATTCGCAGTTTTTTGTTTATTTATCGCATTTTGTCTAGCCGCAGCAGCTTTTTTATCCTGTTCGTTTCTTTTATTAATTGCGTTAGTCGCATTCGTTACCACGTTTGCTACTTTTTGTTTATTTATCGCATTTTGTTTGGACGCATCAGCTTTTTTATCCTGTTCGTTCTTTTTCTTGAGTGCTTCGTTAGCATTCTTTTTAGTTTGATTTGCTTTTTCTTGAGCCTTCTCTTCCTGTGCTTTTAAAAATTCCTTTTTACTATTTCCACCACCGGTTTTTGCGTTTGCTGCTGCTTGTTTTCCATTTAGAATAGCTTTTTTCCTTCCCTTGATTGCCGTCTCTGCTCGTGTTTTTGCATTTTTTAATTCGTAGCGACCTTTCTTTATTTTTCCAACAAGACGAGGGATTGGAGAAAGTGATTTAATTTGTTGTTCAGACAGAGTGTCATCAACAAACGTTTTTAAGAACTCATCAAATGCGGCTGAATTTCGTTCTGCATTTTCCAGTAATTTTTGTTGAGCTATTGCCTTACCTTTTCTGTCTTCTATTTTTTTATTTATAATATTCATTGCATTTTCCTTTGTTTTTGGTCCAAGTCCGGGTAGTATAGAACCCTTTTCAAAATTGTTTATAACTTTTTTTGCATTCGCGTTATTACCATACTTATTTCTTAATTCCGCGACATTTGCATTTTTCTGTTTTTTCACATTAACTTTACCCTTTCGTTTTGTAACGATAGCATTGACTTCCTTTTTAGCCAGTGAAATATTTGTTATACCACCCGATATAACACGCGTAACAACCCCATTTGTTCTAAAATCTTGAGCCTTGAAATTATTTCCATTCAAACTCGTAATGTATGTTTTTAATTCTTCCGCACGAGCGAGTCTCTCTTCTTTCATTTTTTCGTTTTGTAACCCCTTTTCCTCCATTTTTTGTTTCAATTCTTGACTAGATAGTTTCTTAGCGTTAATCTGAGCTTGTTTAGCTTGGTTATTACTTATTTTCTTGTTTAATGTAGTTCTAACACTTTGTTTATTTGGGTATATGGGTTTACTACTAAACATACGTGTTTTTTGATTTACATAATTTTGTATAATTTTTTGGTATTTTTCATTTTTGTAACGAGCATTTGTTTTTAACTCGTTTATGTTAACTTCTCTCTTTTCTTTATTAGCTGCTTTTCCTGCAGTATTGTTTTCTTGTTTCTTATTTTCTGTAGCCTTATTAATGGCGTTTTTGTTACTCTTATTTTTATTATTCTTTTTCTTTTGTTCGATCGCGTTAATAACAGATTGTTTTGTTGGATACTTTACTTCACCCTTACTAAATAAACCTCTTCCGATACGTTTTCGTGATTCAAAATTGTTTATAACTGTTTTTGCATTCGCGTTACTCGTATAGTTAGCTCGTAAAGCATTTGCATTTGCTTTTATATCTTGATTTTGGGAACCTTTTATATCTTTTTTTATATCGGAAATAATGTCTTTTATGGATGTTTTGGGTTCTGCTAAAACACGTCTCTTAATACCATCAATGTTTTTTATAAACTGTTTTGCATTACTATTTTCGTTTAAGAACTTGCTTATTTCCTCTATTCTCTTAGCATTTCTAGCATTTGCCAATTTTTGTATCATTCTATGTGCGGTTGTAATTTCTTTACCTGCAAATTTATTACTGTTCCCATTTTGAATGTTTCTTTTCGTATTTCTTTGTGTTTTTATAATTTGCTGTACATTTCTACTCGATTTGTTAAGAGATCTACTTGATGCAAACTGTTCGAGTTCCGCTATGAACTGTTTACGCGCTTCCGTATTTGTATTTTCCTTATTTCGAAATTTTTGTTCGATTTTTTGTTTTGCGTTTTTGACTGTATTACCGAGTGATCGTGGTTCATTGAGTATATTATGTAATTCTTTTATTGAATTTTCATTCAGTTTTGACGTCCCGTTATTGGACTTTAAAAAGGTATTGAGTCGATTATGGTTCTTTTTTTTATAATTTTTGAATTTGTTTGATGCGTTATTTAAGGTTACATTTGGGCTATTTATGAGACTTTTAATATTCTGGTTATTCAAATTAAGTCTTAAACCACTTGCATTATTATACTTAGCTTTTTTAAGTTTTTGTTTTTTATTATTTTCATTTTTTGTGTTGTTTATCTCTTTCTGTTTGTTTATTTTAGCCTGTCTTCTGGATTCAGCTGCTGCTTCTTTTGTCCGTCTTCTTTCTTCTACTCTTTGCTTTTTTTCTTCTGATTTTTCTCTCATTTTATTGAGTATTGATTGCTTTTTTATATTTGTATTACCGGAAGTACCACCAGAAAATAGTGTTCTCCTAACCGATGGTTGTGTTACCGATGGTTGTGTTGACCTTGGTGTAGGAGCAATGGGTTGTGTTACCGACGGTTGTGATGGGAGTGTTCCGGGTGTTTGTGTTCGTGGACCCTGTACCGAAGAAGCGGGTGTTGTTGGTGATAATGTACTACCACTTACGTTATTAGATGAATTTTGTCGTTGTGATGCGAGTGGTCCGGGTGATTTTTTAAACTTGATAACTTGATTAATTAAATCTTTATAATCACCTCTATTAATTTTACCGATGTGTTCTTTAGACGCTTTTTTGAAACGTTTATGCCAGTCCTTAAACGATTCGTTCCCTATATACCCTTCGTTTCTCAATTGTGTGTATAACTTTTCGGGTTTTTGGAGATAAAACTTTCTTTGGTTTGCGGACATGGAATTAACTTCATTTTGTGATTTTAATTTGAACCCACTCGAGAAAAGACTCGAGAACATGTTTTTTACACGCCCTCTTTCTATACCCTTAACTTCTCTATAAGGTGATATCGTGTTCGAATTATTTTTTAAGAAAATTGGTTTGTTCGCTTTTCTAAACATATTTCCTCCTCTATTATTGTTTTTGTTGTTCTCATTTCTCGTATAGTTATTATTAGTTCGGTTAGAGTTAGAGTTATTGATTCCATTTTCACGCGTTATGTTTCTATTAGAGTTAGAGTTAGAGTTAGAGTTAGAGTTAGAGTTATTGTTTCCATTTTCACGTTTTATGTTAGTCATTAAATTATTGGAATTGGAATTAACATTAAATGATTTTACGTTAATTTTCTTTTTATGAACAGTTCTGAGTCGAATTGGTTCCTGTATGTTTAATGAGTGAAGTTTTCGTCCAATTATATCAATTAATTGTGCTTTAGTAAGACTTTTATCCGCGTGACGCGCAAGACCTACTTTTTTTGCAATTCTTCTAATACTCGCAACTTTTGTCGATGAATTAAACAGTTTTTCAAATTCCAATATTGATAAAGGTGATTTTCTATCTAACAAATGTGATTTATCTCTACTTAATATAAGCGGTGGTAATGGTAGTTTACCATCCTGAATAGTTGCATAAACATCACATATCTGACTCCTCGACAATTTGATATCGTCTCCTGTGGTTTGCTTAATAAGAGTTTTTAGATTTTTTATATCTATTCCTGGATCGCATGCATCCATTATTGTTATAAACCAACAAAAAAGTTTATAACAATAATTAAGTATCTATACCTTTCATATATAAGTGCATTTTTTCTTCGTACGTCATACCAAAATTAAACACATCTACCTGCCCTATATCAATATCAATAACCTTACTATTTTTTATTATGTTTTGTTGCCTGTTATTTAATGTTGATGTCATTAATGCCTCTGCAAATTGTTTTGGGCTTTTTATATCTTCTATAAATTCTGATTCCATTTTCATTCGAATACAAAGTATTTTATTACCTTTTTTATCCATAAAAGGTGAGGTCGGTAAAGTTTCTAAAGTTCCTCCGTCTACATATACCATACCATCATACCTATATGATGAGAATATGAATGGTACAGCTATACTCATACATAGTGCATCTATTACTTTCATATTTGGATGTGTATCTTTAGAAAAATAAACTGTTTTTGATGTGTTTACACAAAACGCTGATATGTATATCTTTTTTTCTATATCTAAAAATGTTAGATCTGATTCTAAAATATCTACAAATTTTTCTCTGATTGGTTTTAAATCAACTAAACCATATTTATTCATAAAACATTTCAAATTAAGTTTAACTAATTTATTACCATCTATTAATGCAAATTTATAAAGTATGTCGTCTATACCAAACCCTAATGCTAACATTAAACATATTATTGCGCCCGCCGATGCACCTGAATATTCTTTTATATTATGAAGTTTGTCTTCTATAGTTTTTAAGTATCCTAGCATTGAGAAAATTCCCATTGCACCCGGTCCTATAACAAGGTATTCCATATCCTCGTTTAATAATACTGAGGAAATTGCTTTCTCAAAATAGCGAAGACTGTCGCGAAGACAACTGCGTGAACCACTGCCGACGAAATACTGGTTTGACCCGACATGAACAATCCCTTTGATCCTGGTGGAATACTCAAGAGCATACCTGGACTGAGAATGATAAAGAGAGTTGTAGTGACGATTAAATCGGTCTTTGTGAGAACCAAACCCATGGATTTGGCAATGAGTGAGAATGCGAGGAAGAAAACGAGAGCGTGAAATAAAACGGCGGTTCGTCCCGTAAGACCATCTCTGAACGCAATTTTTGAACCATTTGTCCTGAGAAGTATTCCTGGACTGAGTGCTAAAAAAAGAGCGGCTGGTAAGGCGACTTTATTGGATGTAATATCTGGTATCATGTTTGTATATATATTCATTACATATTAATCTAGGAACCGTATTCGGAGTTATAAAAGCAAAATTCGACAAAATCGTCATAATTTGCAAATTTTAAAATTATATGTGACATAATAGCGTCATCTAAATACTGTTGCAGTATTCCCCACATATAACGAAGATGTTCATGATGTACTTCTTCCCAATCGTTTATATGTAGAGGTTCGTTCGTGTGAAAATCGTCTTCCATGTCGCTGTGTTCTGCTTCGTTGCCATTCATGGCTTCATAGACGTATTGGTTCCAAACCATTTTTATTTTTCTTGTTGTTTTTTATCTTTGAGACCCGTGAGAGAGAGCGAAGTTGATTCCTTTGTTGGTAAGCTATCGAGTATAAACTTTAATACACTTTCGGCTCTTTCTTCGTTTCCTTCAAAATATGTTACGAGACCTTCTTTAACTGAGGTCTTGTTTAAACCTTGTTTTCTGCTACTCATCTTAACTGAAATCTTCCCTTGTTTAAGATTTATAACATCTAAACCATTATCGGTCATGGTTTTCTTAACCTGTAATTTTAAAGATTTTTCCGCCTGGACTAAAATCTTTATATCTTCTTTGGCTTCTGTAATCTGCTTGTTTAGTTCAACCAATTTAGAGACGCTGTTAGAAAGTTCGTCTGACGTTGACGACGACATTGTTTTTATTTATAAATAATACCTGTATTCTTTAAATGACTATTTTAACACAGTGGTCTGCGCATAGTATCTGGGGCAATTGTGGAGTTATTCCACACGAATGGTTCTTTACCGTTTGGTGGGTCCGCTCTGACTTGTTGGTTAGCATTTCTCAATGCACCGCCGACAGTTTCTGGGAAACCGATTTGGGCGCGTGGTTCAAGAAAGTTTTGTCCCGCGAGAATGTCTTCTGGTGCAAATTCACCGAAATCTTCCTGGGAAGCGACTTCTCTTGGGAGAAGGGATGAAGCGAGACCACTACCCGACTTCATTTCGCAAGAAGCCGAAGTATCCGCAACAGCGCTCGCGGTTGGGGATGGTCCGTCACCCAATGGTGCGTACATACGCTCCTCGACCGAGTAAGTGGATCCGGAACTCATGTTAGTGAAAATAAGGTAGATGACAACTGCGACAGCAAGTGTAATTCCTATTTGTCTTGGGGTAATTTTTTTGCTCATCTTCATAATGTCTTTTATATATAGTAAATACTTTTTTTTATTTCGAATCTGAGTTTTCAAACATACACCCGTCTGGGTATGCTTCAATTTCCTGAGTTTCTTCTACCCCCTTTTTTTCCTCTTCATTAATTTTTACCTGAACAATATTCCATGATGGTCCAAATGCTTTTCTAGCAAACCAGAGCCCTGAGAATTCAACAAAAATTGAACATGTCGTACCTGGAGAAAGTGTTTCAAAATCAACTTGTTCGTTTTTAGAGTTAAAAACTCGAGTCGCTTCGATTTTGTCCGTTGATAAACATTCTTCTTTGGTGTAAGCATTGGTAACCGTTTTTTCTGATAATTCTTTACCAAACCATTCCACCGCATTTTCGACTGCGGATTCAATACTAGATTCATGAACAGATTCGATCTTCGCCTGATTTTCTTCTCCTGTAATTTCGAATGATACTTCTCCCATTTCGGAATCGGTATCCAAAACCTTTACACATGGTAATTGGATAAAACACCTCTTTTTTTCGTCTGTGAATGCTGCGACGTGTCGCATACCATCGTCTGCTTTTGTTGGTTTATTGTAAATCATTTTTATATATTACATTGGGTTCATTTCTTTAAACCAATAAAAGGTATCATTGCTGATTTTTCTAAAACTGGTTTTGGAACCCATTGGTCTCTAACTGGTTTGAATCCGTATAGGGTTTCTTCCATATTTACATTACGTATTTTAGATGGTAATGGTCTGGGTTTGGTTGGTCTAAAATCCATTTCATTTCGTACATAGTTTTGATTGGGATTTGATTTCCAATTCATTTTTTCAAGGTTGAATATTTGATTTGATTGCGTTCTTAAATAATTCGGGGGTGTTTGTATAGTGTTATGGTTTGATTTTAAGCCGTAAAATATATCTTTACTCAATTTTTGTTTAGAAGGTGCTGTTGTTGAAAGTTTATATTTTTGTGGGTTGATCTTTGCAGCTTTTTTCATAACACTTGGTCCCACCTTTGTATACGTTCGGAACGTGTGTGCAGGTTTACCGAGTTTAATACCAACTTTTTTTGCAATTGTATCTATAGAATCTGTACTTAAAATCCTCTTTTTAGACATTAGTCTACCTAAAGCGATCATACGTTTCCTATCCTTTTCGGCTTTACCCATTCTGAGACCCATTTTTTGCATCATGAATATGTCTTTTATAAGGTATGATTTTGTAGGTATGGTTAAGTACTTATATTTTATCGTGTATATTTTACCCCTGTTCATGTTTGTGTAATTCATTTCAGTTGAAAAGGTATTTGTTTTGGCAACGTCGTATCCGAGTTGTTTTGGGCGCATAAATGCGATGTCTAGAATACCGCCAAAGTTCATATCTTCATTTTTACCTGTTTTTATATTGAACAAACGAAACTTCATATCCAGTGTAAATAATTCAACATCTATGAGTACATTAGACGCATTTTTTATATTTTTACGTTTAGGTATTAACGAGTATCTACGTGTAACGTGATACCCTTTTGATTTTTTAGTTGTAGCCGAGGTTAATCCTATATATCTTGCAACTTTATAAGCCCAATTGGTTCTGTATGCCGCATTGTTTAAGTTATATTTATTAATATCTTTATTCGTAAAGTATTGGTTAGTTTCTTTAAGAACCGTATCTATAATTTTATAATTATCACGTTGTGCGATTTCTCCAAGTTTATTCCATAATAAAAGTTTAACGGCTTGTAATTTACCAAAATATTTATCATCCGCTTTCATTTTGGGTACAAATTTAGTATCTATATCCGATGTTATAATTTTATCTTCTGCTTGTAAATAGAAATTAACAGCTTCACCACCACTCAAAACTAAATCACCCATTGGTTTTAAGAATTTTGTTATATCATCTATTATATCAAGTAATAAAGGACGTATCGATTCTGTTACGAGTACTTTAGCAGATTCTTCAAAAGATTCTTTCTTATGAAGCCTGTTTACTCTAGATCTAAATTTTTTTATATTATCCTGACTATACACTGAAATATATTTGTATAAAACCTTATCACCAAAACATACTTTCTTTTTTACCCATTCTTCTATATTCTTATCCGTATAATCGTTAAACAATAAATAAAAATTTCTAGGTAATTTTTTTACTGTTTTTATGTTGGTATTTACCATTATTATATTGTCTATATAATAATATGGATTGTCAGAGTGACGAAAATACATGTGACGAAATATTCGGTGAATGTAGATGTTATGCGAGTACAGAAGAATCAAACCCATACACAAACCAGGTTTGTGGTATTAGAAAAAATGGTATACTATTACCATGTAAAGCTGGCTGCTGTGCAGGTGGGTGCCCTGGTCAATGTAAAAATGTTAGACCTAGACAACCATATGCATTTGCTTATATAAAACCGAATATTAGACTTGATAATGTTTTTAAATATATCATCTTATTGGCTATAATTTTAACAATTATAAGTACAATTTTAGTTATCAAAAAAAGTACTTAAAGGTTTTGGTTTAAATTCATATATAAAATGTCTATCGAATCTGTCCTTACCGAAATTGCCGCTCTCCGAAGTGAAGTTAAATCTCTCTCTAAAATATGTAGAAAAATCAAATCTAAACAAGATGACCCGACGGGTGAAAAAGCAGCTTCTCGTGCCAAGAATAACGGTTTCAATCGCGAACAAGCTGTTTCTGAGAAACTTAGAAAGTTCCTTGATTTGAAAGAAGGTGAACTTGTTTCTAGAAGTACCGTTACTCGAGCTATTAATAAGTACGTCACCGCCAATGGATTGAAACACCCAGATAATGGGCGAGTTCTTGTATTGGATGAAAAATTGAAGGACCTTCTTCAACCACCGGACGATGTTCAAATTACATTTTTGAATTTACAAAAATATTTGAGTCCACATTACACAAAAGTCGAACAAAAGTAAACTAAGTTAAATAAATTGACTTAAAAAAATATATATACAATATAACAAAGAAACATGATTATCGATAGAACTTCTATCGAAAACCTTGTTGGTACAAAAATATCTAAGATAGATTTGTACCAAAAAGCATTTACGCACAAATCTGTATTAAAAGAGAATGATTCTTTAGAGGGGTCATTTGAAACACTTGAGTTTATAGGAGATTCTGTGTTAGGTTTTGTCATAACAAAATTTTTATTTGATCAATACGAGAACAAACAAGAAGGTTTTCTTACAAAAGCTCGTACAAAACTTGTTCGTGGTGAAACTTTAGCTAATATAGCTAATAAACTTGAACTTTATAAATGGGTTCAAATGGATGAAAAGGGTATGCGTAATCACTGGTATAAAAATCCAAAGATACTCGAAGATGTGTTTGAGTCACTCGTCGGTGCTATATACATGGACCTCGGTTTACTTCATGCTAAGCAGTTTATACTAAAAATATATAACAATCCACAGATGGTTGATATGAATTGTATAATGATAGACGATAACTTTAAAGATCATCTTATGAGATATTGTCAAACAAACAATCTCACTTTACCTGATTATAGGGTTGTACATCACGATAATGGTATATTTTTCATCGATGTTTATGTTAATAACGCATTTTTGGGAAGAGGTTGTGCAAAAAACAAAAAACAAGCGGAACAATTAGCCGCTAGATACTTTTTTTATCCTCCTCATCTTGCGACACAATAAAAATACTTAAACAATAAGATACATAACTATTTATAAATTATAAAATGATAAAACCTTGTTTAGTTATTGTTGGTGGTATAATTGGTATTTATATTAGTGTTAAATTATTATTATCGTTTGATAAACCCGTACAACCTACATGTGATAAAAATGAAGAAGATTCTATATCATCTTCTTCATCTGAAGAAAATATCGTTATAAAAAGAACATTAACATCTCGTATGGGTGCATTTGAAAAAAATGAATTAGTGAAGCGTACCAAGCCCTTTTCTCATATGAAAAAAGAAGAACTTGTGGAAGCGTGTAAAGATAGAAATATAGATTCTGATGGTACAATTAGAATTTTAAAAACCAGGCTTAAAAATTACGAGACTAAGTAATTTAGTATGCATCCCAATGTCAAAAAATGGTTAGAATTTGAATACGCACCACAGAAATCACAGGAATGGTTAGATCTTAGAATGGGTATGCTTACAGCTAGTGATGCTGCATCAGCTATAGGTGTTAATAAATACGAAACACCATATCAACTTTTATTGAAAAAGTGTGGTAAAGGTCCAGTTTTTACAGGTAATGAAGCAACGCGACACGGCGAAAAGTATGAAGACGAGGCGCGTATAATTTACGAAGGAAAATACAACGAAGTTGTCCACGAATTGGGTTTATGTCCACATCCAAACTATTCATTTTTAGGTGGGAGTCCAGATGGTGTGAGTGAATCAGGTAAGTTAATAGAGATTAAATGTCCTATGATGAGATCTATTGATGGTACTGTACCTGAACATTACATGCCACAATTACAGTTGTGTATGGATATATTAGATTTAGAAGAGGCTGATTTTATACAATACAAACCAGAGGAACTTACATGGCCTAAACCAAGTGAGTTTGTACTTACAAATGTAAAACGAGATCGAGAATGGTTTGCTAAAAACATGCCGATTATGCGTGATTTTTGGGATAAAGTTATTTATCATAGGGAACATGGTATAGAAGATCCACCACTAAAAAAAACCAGAAAGAAAAAGGAAATTATCAGACCAGAATGTCCTATAGTTACAGATTCAGACGAGGATTATTATGATCAGTATTAATAAATGAACAAGACTGTGTTATATAGTACAGTAACTATAACTCTTACAATAACTTTACTATATGGGTATCTTTACTCACAAATGAAAGAGGATTTTGGATTTACGGACGATCCTCTTGACCCGTATTACTTTTCACTTATGACAATGAGTACGGTTGGGTACGGTGATTTTTCGCCTAAAACTCAACGCGCAAAAGCTCTTGTCATGTCTCATCATACCATTATCTTAGCTGAAATTGCAACTCTCATAAGTAAAGTAGTTTCGAAATAATAAATATATCAAAAATTCCATCTTCAAATATACAAGTATTTGAAGATGAAACTTAAAATGTAAAAGTATAATATACCATAATGAAAGGTTGTACCACAGATATTAGTGATATCACAGATATAAAACCACAGGCGTGTGAACCCGTCAGTAAGGATAAATGTAAATCAGGGTACATGGCAAAAACTGAAAATATTAATGCACCAGAAGATTCAATGGATTTATGTTGTAAATGTAATAGAAACGGTGATACTCCATGTGAAGTATGCTTAGATCCAAATATGTGCACAGAAGAAGAGGCAGATTTATATTACACAGACAATGAGGAATGTTTTAAACCACAACTTGGTCCTTCGCCATCGGGTTCTCCCTTACCAGGTGTCGTTACATCTAAAAAGGAAAGTGGTTCCAGAATGACTTATATTTATGCACTCATATGTATTATAATTTTGGTGGTAGGATTTTATTTTTATTCGAATCGCCAAAATAAATATTAGCATAATATAAATGCAAACATTCGGATCAAGAGCTGAAGTATTCCACGGAACTGCTTTAAAAACGACAGGCGGACTCGCGAAATCTGACCTCATGCAAGATAAATATGGACGAATCGTCAGTAAAGCTGCGCGTAAATCTGCAATCGAACGCATGAAAAGAGAAGGTAAAAAAGCACTCGTCAAAGTATTCAAGCCAAAAAAGAAAGGATTTGGGCTTCAACCAAAGGAAGGTACAAAAAAATACAAATTATTGGTCAAGAAAATGTTGTAATAAAGTAAGTAATAATGACGCTTAGTAAATGGAACGAGTCTGTTCGTGTAGCTAAAATTAAACTGGGATTAAACCCAAAGTCTTTTATAACATTAAAAGGTAAATTGCTGAAAGAATCACAGGCTATTTATCAAATACTTATTTTAAATGATAAAACTATAAAATAAATTGGAACCCCTTAAGTCTCTGTGGCTCATATACCACAAGCGAGTTAAGTTTCCATGAAACCCCAAATTTTCTATTGAGAAAATACACACTATTCATTTCCACTATAGAAGTTCCAGAGTTTCTTGCGTATAGTCCATTTTTAATGTCATCAATTAACGGTTTCTTTTCTTCGTCATAAACGTGCGGTTTAACTTTATCGTCGATAGTAGAATCAACTTTAACGCGAAATTTTGGTTCACGATCGGGTGATTCCTTGATATTGGAAAAAAATATCGGTTTTAGTTCTTCAAAACTCATGTGTTTACTAAAAATATATTCACTCTGTTCCGATACCGCGTGTATAATTTTATTTTCAACTTCGCGCATACACTCGTAAAATTTCTTTACGAAATTACCTTCTTCATCCCACCCTTTCATAGCAAAGTCGATATTATATTTAGTAGGACCGATTTCAGGTGTGAACCCAGAAATACCAAAAGGCATATACATACGCGGAAAATTAATTTTCATAACCTTATCATCCGTCGTACATAACGAGATCTTTCGTCCATCATAGTTGGCAATTTTCAGTGTATCTTTAGCATTTATAAATTTTGCCATTGTTTTTATAATTGTATATACACTTTAAGCTTTAAGCGTTTCCTTTAAATTTTTAATAGCTTTTTTCTTATTTTCAATTTTCTTTTCGAGTTTTATTGATTCTTTCACTGCATCATTATATTTTTTGGTTCTTTTTTGTGGTGTATCCGTTTTTAAATTTTTTGGTCGAGTACTAGTTTTTCGTAACGCGTTTAATTCCTTTTCGAGTTGTTTTATAGCTGATTTTATACCCAGTACTTTACTCGTTTCCGTGAATTTAACAAACCTAATATTTTTTCGTTTCAATTTTTCACGTGTAAATAAATTTTCTACCTCCATATTGCTATTTGAATTTGGGGGTGTATTATATATAGTTCTCATACGACTAACTGTTGATTTACGTAGTTCTGTACCATTTGGTAATGTACGTGGTTTAATATAATTTTTGAATGAGTTTAACGTCATATACCTTTTTTTTCGCATACCATATTCAACTGCTTCGTTACCAACCTTGAATTTGTTATGTGTTATGGGATCTACGTTATTATTACTATTACTAGGTAACGGAACTTCAACAAAATTCATATTTGATTTACTCCAGTTTATTGGTAGTATTCCAGGTTCGAATAAATCGTGTCTAGGACCTAATCTACTTGGACGTTGTGTTGCTATTCTACTTGGACGTTGTGTTGCTATTCTTCTTAAACGACGCTGTAAATTTCCAAATGTCTGCGTTGTCATTTATATAGTATGAGATTACTTTTTATAATTATTCTTTTTCTTCTCTTTAGTTGGTGAAAAAAGTTTTAAAGCATTCTCGAGATTTCTTGGTATCATTTTCATGACCTTTTTAGCAAAACCTGGTGTATAAGGTGATCTTTTGGGAATAGATTTATTATTATTTGTTTTCTTTGGTGTTGACATTTATATAGTCTGGTATTTTATATACCATAAAGTAATGAACTGGTTACGTATCAAAATCATAGAGATACACGTTTCGTATATGATGATGAGGTACATGATGAATAAAAAAATATTTAGGCAGAGCACATAGAACACTCTGCTTCTAAACTAAACTGAATAGGGCGCGATTTTGCTTTACTTCTAAGGTAATACATGCCTGTTTTCAAACCCTGTTTCCACGCGTACATGTGCATAGACGAAAGTTTTGAAACCGTCGGACTCTCGACGAATAAGTTCATACTTTGACTTTGGTCTATATATACACCTCTATCAGCAGCCATATCTATGATTGTTTTCTGACTCATTTCCCATACCGTCTTATACAGTTCTTTGAGATCATCAGGAATATCAATAATGTTTTGAACGGACCCATTTGCCTTAACCATAAGATCCTTCATTTCTTTTGACCATAGACCAATTTTCTTTAAATCGTTAACCAAATGTTTGTTTACGACGACGAATTCGCCCGCAAGGGTTCTTCTCAAATAGATGTTCGTTGTATATGGTTCAAAACACTCGTTGTTGCCTAAAATCTGAGACGTCGAGGCTGTAGGCATAGGTGCGAGTAAGAGACTGTTTCTCGTACCTTTTTTAACAAGTTTACGCATAGCATTCCAATCGTATCGACCACTGAATTGCGGATCGCGATCCCACATATCGAATTGGAGAATACCTTTACTGAACGGTGACCCCTTAAACGTCTCGTATGTTCCATACATTTCGGCGAGTTCACAAGACGACTCGAGAGATGCATGGTAAATAGTTTCGAAAATGTCACGATTAAGTTTTTTAGAATCATCTGACCCAAACGTCATACGGAGCATGATAAAAACGTCGGCGAGACCTTGAACACCTATACCAATTGGGCGATGGCGTATATTTGATCGTTCTCCGTTTTCTGTTGGGTAAAAGTTTTTATCGATAACCTTATTCAAGTTTCGCGTAACCATTTTCGTGACACGGTGTAACTCTTCGTGGTTAAACTCATTTTTTTCGACATCAACGTATTTCGGTAACGCGATGGATGCAAGATTACACACGGCGGTTTCGTCTTTATCGGTGTATTCTAAAATTTCTGTACACAAATTCGATGATTTAATCGTACCAAGATGTTTATGGTTCGACTTTTCATTACATGCATCCTTATAGAGCATATATGGCGTCCCCGTTTCACTTTGTGATTTAATAATCGCTTTCCAAATTTCAATTGCAGGTAATATTTTTATCGAAAGTCCTTCACTTTCATACTTTTCATAAAGGTCTTCAAATTCTTTACCGTAAACATCCGATAAACCTTTCGCCGTATCTGGACAAAATAATGACCAGTTACCGTTAGATTCGACTCGTTTCATAAATAGATCAGGAATCCACATTGCAGAAAAAAGATCACGGCATCGAGCTTCTTCGTCACCTTGATTTAGGCGAATCTCGAGAAAATCCATTATATCAGCGTGCCATGGTTCTAGATACACCGCGATAGACCCTTTTCTCCTACCTGCTTGATTAACATACCTCGCAGTTGAATTATAAACTCGCAACATAGGGATAATACCATCAGATGTACCATTTGTTCCACGAATGTGTGATTTATTTGAACGAACGTCGTGTATATGTAATCCTATACCACCCGCCCACTTACTGATACGTGCACACTCTTTTACAGTGTCATAAATACCGTCAATGCTATCTTCCTTGTTCGCGATTAAGAAACACGATGACATTTGTGGTCTATGTGTGCCTGCATTAAATAGAGTAGGTGTCGCGTGAATGAATAAACCACGAGATAATGCATCGTATGTTTCAAGTACGTGATCGATATCGTGTCCATGAATACCAATAGCGACGCGCATGTATAAGTATTGTGGTGTTTCGATAATATCACCGTCAATTTTCTGAAGATACCCTCTTTCCAAAGTTTTTAAACCAAAATATCCAAATTCGAAGTCACGTTCATGTTTAATGTCTTCCTTGACCTTAGAAGAAACTTCGAGCACTTCGTGCGTGATGATTCCAGCTTTATGGAGTTTGCGCATGGCGATATTAAAGTTATTTGCGGCGCGTTTTTGAATATTACTAGCAACAATACGAGTTGCTAAAACTTCGTAATCGGGGTCTTTGGTTATTAAACCAATGCATACTTCAGAAGAAAGGGTATCTATTTCATGAGTTTTAATTTCGTCATACATAGACGAGAAAACTTGTTGTGCTACCATTGACACATCTACACTTTCTGAAAGTTTATTTGTAAGTTTTGAAATCCTGTTGGTGACCTTGTTAAACTTTACGTCTTCAACACGACCGGAACGTTTTATTACCCTCATTATATAATTCTAATTATACTAAATTTTTTAAATTGTTTATTTTACTTGCATGTGAAATCTTCACTTCTAACAGTTGTTGGTCCTTTAGTTTCAGCCAAACGATTGGGCTGAAGAAGTGACGAGTTTACATAAAATTTACCATTTGGGTCACCTACTTTTGCGATTGGTGCATACGACCCAACGAAACAGGCTGGTGGTTGGCATATTGGTTTTTCGTAATTGCATGGTTTTGTGCTGTACGCTAATTCAAAATCGGCTGATGCTATCATTTATATTTACCAATACTTTTTTTCCAGGCCTATATTAAATGTGCGACGCTATTCACATAAATTCCTTGAAACAATGTCCAACTCCATTGAACACCCTGTTCTTTTCTGAGTTTAACATGAATACTCTTCAGCGTGCAATTCGAAGCGAATTTAGAAACAAAACTGGTGTAGCTATCGATTATCAAAATAAAAACGATTTATACGCTATCATGCGCGTTGCTTTTATTAACAACTCGGGTGATCACAATACAAATGTTCAGGAACAGGTTCGGTTTATAAACGGTATTGTTATAAAAACTGCACTTGGTCAAATTCAATCCGGTGTTTCTCAGTATATGGGATATATACACGATATAGATACACCAACACGAGTAAATGATTTGCCCGTGAATACAACTACATACGGTAAAAAGTTTGGTAAAAATGAAAAAATTGGTTTTTAATTAACTTAACTTTATTCTTTACTAAAAATTAACTATAATAACAGTTTTTTTATTGTTATTATAATTGATATAAATTATATTATGAGTACGTTTATTTGTACAGTGAGTAAGGTTCTGGTTCAATTCTGTAACCCGACAACTCCTCTGGTGTGAATTGTTCACTATCAAAACCTTGTCCCGCCGTACCCGTAGTTGTACCCTCTGGTTCCTCTGGTGTAGGCACAGACACAGGCACAAGCACAGGCGCTGGTGCAGGCGCTGGTGCAGGTGCAGGCGCTGGTGCAGGTGCAGGCGCAGGCGCAGGCGCAGGCGCAGGTGTATTAATTGACTGGTAATAATAGTAACCACCACCAACCATAAGAGACATTACAAATACAATTGCGAGTAAAGCTGCTATCATGTTTTAACGTGTACTGAGATTAAAAAATAAAATTTAGTTTTCCTGGTACCCATTCATGTGGAATGTAATAACTATTCACCATTCCGATCCAAAAGATCCATGCCCATAGATTTGTATCCCTTCTCTACCATTCTCCCTGGTACCCATTCCGGTGGAATTGTATAACTGTACATTACATCTGGGTCTCCCCCTGGACATGATTTTTTCCAAGCTTCATCAGTTGTATGATTTGCCTCGTCATATTTACACTTGAGATCATTGGTCCAACCACCTGGGAAAGACGCCTTGAATTGTTCTTGGTGTTGCATATACCGCCAACAATATTGACTTTGCTTTCCGTTGTCTCTACAACCACTCCCAAGTTCTATTACTTTTGGTATACCTTTTTTTAAATAATTAATACATTTTGTTTCTGGTCCATACCTATCATCACCCGCGCTTCTATAAGCTCCCTCTCCTCCTGCACCTATGTCACACGTAACGCAATTCTTTCCGCCGGATGCTCTATGATTCACCGTACACTCACTACATTCCGTATTCCCATCGGTAACAATATCGCCCGCTGGGTGCGTGTATTTGATTCCACATTCAACACACTTTCTACCAGATACGTGGTAATTTTCAGCACACATTTTACAGAACGTATCCGTAAATTCCGCAGGGTCGTCGCCTGCTGGATTAATGTACCCTTCCCCACATGCGACACAGACACCACCTTTAATGCGTTGATTTGCATCACACGGTGCAGGCGCAGGACCCGCCGAAGGTGTAGGAGTTGACGGTGTCGACGGTGTTGGGCATCCATATCCCCAATCACACGAATTCCATTCCTTGAAATAAAATTGGTAAGATCCCAAACCTATTAAAATTGAAAGTACAACACCAATTAAAATTAATACTGGTAATGGTAACATGATAGTATTTTATAATACAATTATATTTTTTTATCTCGAGTAGTATTAATAAACATGAGTCAATTAATGCTTGACGATGAAAAAGCCATGAGTGATATAAACCCATTTGCTGATACGAATAATTTTTTCCCACCTGGTACGAGTCGACAATATAATGATTATAAAAAACACAAACCACCAGTAGAGGAACCAGAGGAAGAATATGTGAGTCCTGCATGTGGTGTTCTGACAAAGGGGGTTGGTCGGCTGGGGTACCGTGAAGATAAGTGTTCGTTATCTAGACCTCTCATTCCAGGAAGAAATATAGATCACGGATTCACACCTCGCGAACGAATGGATTTTGATAAAAGTTATGTAACTAAAAAGGAAGTAAAATCGCACGAAGTTTCACCAACAACTACATTGATTAGTATAACGTGTCTGATTCTATTAATTGCAGTACTCTAAACATTTTTTCGAGTCTATAATCGCTAGTACACGTTCCAATAACTTTCGGTAAAGTTGTTAAACAGAATTCACGCATCATACGTTTTTGCCATCCACACGAAACGTTAATTAAAGGTGGTATGAAAGTTGGATCTAAAATCTTAACGCAATTCATAATGCGTATAAGTGAATATGGGTTATTATTTTCTAACATGACATTTTCCAATTGTACAGAAACCATTTTACGTCTCGTTTCTGTAGTTTTGTCTATACACGTATCTAGAAATTTTTCGTACCGTATTGATGTATTTGCGTGAGGTTCGAATTTTGTAATGTGCATAGGTGTTTTCATGCACGTATGAAAATAATCTGTAAACGTTTCGTAACCGAAACCTTCTATATACTTATTATACTTGATTTCAACCATGTATGAATTACCGTAATCTAAATTTATGATTTCTTTAGCTATTTTTACAAAATGTGTCATAAAATTAATTAGTTTAAACTCTTTAAACCAATCCAAATTTCTTATCTGGAGTAAACTCAAGTTTATTATTTAATTCTTTTAATTCTTTTTCTTTTTTGTGTTTAATACCTTCACAGTTGTGTATTTCTAAAACAATACACCTAGAACAAAAATCATAATTACAATATTTACAATTTATAGGTATTCCTTTCTTTTTACACTTAAAACACGGCATGTTCTAATAACCTAAGTTAACTTTATATTATATTTTTTTTAAGTATTAAAAATGAGTATTATTTCGTGTTTAAACCACAAAAATGATACTACTTTTAGGGGTATTGTAAATAATACCTTTTCGTATGTACTAACACTAAATGAGTTCCGTGATAATATACAGAAAGAAATACGACCTTCGTGGATTAAGCTTACAACTATAACCATGATATCAAAATTTGAAAAGAAAATCGATTTAGAAAAATTCAGACGTGCTTTTCGTTTATTAAATACACTCGATCTCGCTGAGATTACCAATTCTAAGTGTCATTTTGTATGGGAACGGAAACACACGACTTTTTACAATCAAATAACCATGGTTTATCGCGATGTGTATAGTACAAAATCTATTAAACTGTTTCCAAATGGGAGTATACAAGTTGCCGGGTGTTCTGATCTGATAGATTGTAAAAGAATCATAAATCAACTTTCTTATATATTCAAATTGATAATGGGTGATACATCTTTCATTGCACCTATAGAAACGTTTAGAATTGTTATGATAAATTCCAATTTCAGTTTGAATTATAAAATAAATCTTTTGAAAGTTTCTCGACACTTTTCTAAATACGACGATGTTTTCAAAGTTTCGTTTGAACCTGATAAGTACTCAGCAGTAAAAGTTAAATTTAAACCAGCAAATGATATGAAAGAAATAACAACGAGTATTTTTGGTACCGGTAAGATTATAATAACGGGTGCAGAAACACTAAAAGAAGTTGCTTATGGGTACAATATTATAAATACCACTATCAATGATATTGAAGATGTACGAGTTTCCCCATGCGAAGAATCCAAGAAGGAATTATTCGATCAGATTTCAGGACACAAAATTGAAAGTGTTATAAAATATGCAAAAAAATTAGGGTTCAATTCGTGGAAATTGACAACCGAGAATAGACAAATTAATTTCTAATGTAATACTAATATATACAAAATGTCTCAAAGATTAGGAATGGCTGACGGTCGATGTTATACTATGAACACATCTAATCAACTCTACAATAACTATATCATGAAAGAGAATGGTATCAAATATGAAGATAACTATTCTTTTCGCAAACTTCTTCAAGAAAAGGGTCCAGAACTTTTGAAACCATCCCAGGCGCAACAAAAAGATCAATGTGGTTCTTGTGATAAAGCCCTTCTCAAAATGCCAAACATCTACTAAATTTTTAAATACACTCTTTTTTTTTAAATCTAGATAAACTATATAATGGCCGCTATAGCAGCCGGTTTATGTTTTTTATCTACATTATCATCATCTTTGTGTGTACAATTTACATCTCTCATACCAGGAACCAAAAACCATGTCATTAAAAAATATAAATTAGACGATTTAAAATCGATTTTCGATGATATTGATAAAACGGAGAACATGGATGATAATTGTAAATCATTTGTAGACCGCTTTCAAAAATTTAACGAAGAAATGATAAAACTACAACCACCATTTGGACAAGTAAAAAATGTATGGGATTTACGTGGAACTTATGATATCGATACCCTATCAGAAGAAGCTACAAATATGAATAATATGGAATCTTCTGAATTTATTAAAATACTTGAACAATCGTGTATAAAGAAAGAACACAAAGACAAAATTAAAGAATTAAAATCACGATCGGAGGTTATATTGTCTTTAGAGGAAGGTAGCGATGAACTCCCGGATGAATGTGCTAATTTGACTTCATTTCGAGATGAAATTCGAGAAGAATTTGGTGGTATTGACTTTCCATCACACGAATGGGACCCCAAAGATAAAAAGTTTTTAGAAAAAAATTACGATGTTCTCGAACAAATACGGACAATTTGTGAAGGTGCGGAACAAAGAACGAATAACGAAAATACACAGGATAATGAGTAATAATACGATTAAAAAATTCTTTAAGTCTTCTAGATAATGACTCAATGTGCCATATGTTTGAACGAAGTTCGACAGACCAGAAATAGTAAAGCTATTCGGTGCGGACACATTTTTCATTCACATTGTATAGAAAAATGGAAAAATAAAGGCAACGTGACGTGTCCAATATGTCGAAAAGTGTTCGATGGTTCTAATTTTAGGGTACAGATTACTGTATTCAATGATTACGAATTGACTTCAAATACAGTAAGTGTGAGTAACGAATTTATTTTTGATGCATTAGATATTTTATTAGCTGTCGAACACGAGGATGATTTAACGAGTATTCTTGACGACTTTGGGGTGAGTATGACCGACTTTGATCCCTCTATTTTTAACGCAGAATGAGCTACAGTATTTCTTATAAGATAATCCGGTGTATGCTCTAGACGATTTCCGTGGGTCTGTTATTGCTTTACCTTTAGCGTCGACTAAAAGTGGTCCAGTTGCCCAACCACGTTTATGACTAAAAACGTTAGCCTTAAACTTTAATATTCTACCGGGAATACACTTACCACCACAGTTTTTAACACGACTCAATGGGACTTGGAAAAATCTGGCTATACTTTCACATGTGTTTCCTCTTTTCACCTTATATTCAACAAAACCATGTTGTTTATAAAAATGAAAATCCCCTTGTCTAAAGTAATTTTTAGTTTCACCAGGAGCAACAAACATCATGATTTTGAAATGATTTGGTTTACATTTAGTTTCTGCATCAACTTTATAAATTTTTTTAGGGTTATCTGCAATAACTCTTTGGGGTAAACCTTTACAGTGTGTGTAAGTATGTTTTAAATTTCTAATACCAGCCCGTTCACCTGGTATACTTTTTTGAAGACGGGTTTTTTCGTAATCTCCAACTGCATAAGCATAACAATTGTTATTGTCTATACCAATTGCACGACCCCAAAGTCTTTGAGTATATATTGGTTCAGAACCACTCAGGGGAAGCCCTTTGCTAGATCTGTTTCTCATTAATAATATCACAGAAAAAAAATATTATTAATTAGTAAATGATTAGAGACCTTGCCAACGCCAAAAAAATGAACCAAGTTTTGACTGAAATTCTTGTATTTGCTATCACGATTCTTATCAGTACATTTGTACTTAGATTCGCGTGGAACAAATCCCTTGTTAAGCACGTTACTGTGCTTAAGCCAATCAGTACGTTCCTTGATGCGTTTATTCTTTCGCTCTCGATAGCTGTTGTTCGTGGTATTTAAATTTCTTTATAACCTACAACTTCTTCTCCATCAGAACTTTTCATAACTGGAAAAGCTTCAATTCCATCGCAATTGCCTTTTTCGCAATCGATGAATTTGTGAGGTATCCCTTTCTTTTCTAAATAAGCCAATTGTTTTTTAGTCCATCCACACCAATTTGTACCATAAACAGTCCACTCCGTTTTAGTCCCAGCCACCGCTGCCACTGCCGCTGCTGGTGTATCAATTTTAGTTTCTTTTTTCGTAGTCATGTTTACAAGAATATACACATCTATTAATAGAAGTAATAGAGCAGCGATCATGTTAATATACTTATTTAATATATTTTAATTTTATAGACTCGCATATTTTATTTATGGTCTTACCGTCTGTGTTTATACCCATACTTTTAGCTATTTTTATAAGGTCTGGTTTTCTATAAGATTGACATTTACGTGTACCTACTTTTATATACCCTTTATTTGACACAGTAACTTTCTGTATTGGTTTAGGAGCTGATTTTGGACGAATTCGAATACCGGGTCTTTTTAACGCGACCTTTTTAACATTTTTACTTGCTAAATTTCTCTTTATTTCATTCATGGTTTTCTTCACCATTACTATACTTTTTTGTGGTATTTTAACATTCACTTTTCTTTTTATAATTGTAGTAATATCAATAGGTACCACTGCTTTTTTATAAGGTGAGAAATACCTATCATTAAATATTTGTTTAAACGTTGGTAATTTCGAATGGTCTTTGTCACGAAGTCGGAAATCAATTATTTTATCGGATCTAACACCTAAATATTCCGATGGTAATATTCTTTCTATAAACTGAACTACTTCCATACCATTTTCGATTTTAAATTCTTTTATTTCCTGTCTTATAACATTCAAAAAGTAATGTACATCATACATAGAATGCGACTCCCTGAATATACCCGATTTCTTTTTATAGAATAGTGTTGAATCATCGTCTATTTCAGGGTTTTTAATACCATTTACAGTGGATAACCCATAATCTGATATCAATGCGTGTACACCAATGTCATGAACTTTTAATGTCGAGTTATTTATTTTTAATAGTTTAACACGAGATGGATTTGTATAATTTATAAGTATATTATCCGTGTGTAAATCATGATGTCTAAAAGTAGGGTATTTTATTTGTATTCTATACAAATTGTATAAAACCTGTGTAACTATAGTTCTAAAATGTATAGGTAATATATTATCTTTATTATTTTTCAAAAATGATTTTAAAGTTCCATTATTTGCGTATTCAGAATACATAAACGTGACGTTGTTACATTTTTCTATAGCGTAAGCTTTTATACCACCGTAAGGAGAAATGCGTTTACTTATTTTATATTCGTGCGATATATCTTCACCCGTAACAATTTTTATAGCAATTTTCTTTTTACATTCTTTATCTATACATCCCATATAGACATCGCCAAATGCACCCTGACCAATTTTTTTAGTACCCAAGGAGTAAGAGTTTTCTATAGAAAGTGAGATGGATTTATTAGTTGGTAAATATAAAAATTTTGCAGGATCACACCCCATACCCTGCATACTTTTAATTAGATTTTTACCTAAATTTTTTTTCTGGATTGAATTTTTATTTTTATTTTTTGCAAGTTTAGATAATTTTTTTAAATTTTTTAAATGCTGTTCGCGTTCCATGACTAATGTAATAAAATATTTTATTCGTCAATAAGATCATTCATGATTTCTTCTACGTATTCTCCATCGTTATCCAAACCTTGGAAAGCAAACTTGGGAAGTTTATTAGATTCGCCACATAACACTTGAGATAACCGAACACTAACACCAAATTTATTATCAATGAACCAAACCTGACCAATTTCAACAATACACATACACCTTTGACCTCTTTCAATCTCATCCATACTAATTTGATCACGATCAGAATTATAGACTTCTGATACAAAATCCCCAGAAGAATTTGTTTGAACTTTTAGCTTAAGTGTATCTGCGTACCCTTCCTTACCCGGTCTAACCAATGGTTTATAAAGGGCTTCTCGAATGACATTAATATCATATTTTTTACCCAACCATTCTTTAGAATTAGTTGCAACTGTATTAAGAATGATTTCATCCAATTCTCTCAGTTTATTTGCTAATTCTTGACCTTCTTCATTGTCATTATCAAATGATAAATCGAGTGAATATGAAGTTTTGTTAGTAGATTCATCCGTGAATGCACTCAAACCAAAGGGTGAACGCATGAAAGGGAGTTGTAAATAGAGTTTCTTTTTGTCACTGCGTGTAAGAACGACTGATTTACCACCATTTTTATTTTTCTTCAGAGCACTAAAAATAACACCGGATGGTTCGAATTGATTGGAAACTTGAATATTATTAGACATTTTTTTTGTATATTATATATGTTCAAAAACTTTAAGTGTATTTTTTTCTAATAGTATATTAATAAAAATGACGAGTTGTACAGGTCACAAAAAAAGTTGGTTATTTAATGATTGCGGGTGCGGATGTAAGGGTAAAAAACAAGAACAAAAGTTTTTGATTTCTATTATGTCCGCCTTAGTTTTCTTTATAATCGCAAACCCCGATACATTTAGAATAACGCGTAGACTATTTGGTAAATGGATTTCCAGTCCAACTGGGTGCCCAACAGGTAAAGGTTTAATGTTTCATACATTAGTGTTTCTTCTAGTTACGTGGGGTATGATGAATATAAGAAGAGAAGGCTTTGAAATGATAGAATCCGAACCATCACCCAGTCCAGTGCAAATCATACCAGAAGATGCTATTTTAGTTGAAGAAAAGCCTATTAAACCATCCCCATCTGTAGCTCCATCCCCATCTGTAGCTCCATCCCCATCTGTAGCTCCATCTGCAATGATGGGAATTGTATCACCACCAATGGTTGATATGCCTCTCCCATTACCAGATATGTCAGAAACACAATTTTCACCAATGGATTCGGGGTTATCGTTGGGTGCTTTCGATATAACAAGTGTTCCAGACTCGGCATTACCAGGAGAATTTAATAATGCGGAAACTGTGACGTGTCAGTGTAGTAACGGTAAAAGTATAACAATGAATTAAAATTCTTCGTTAAACTCAATTGAAGATGAATCTTCATCAATCTTACCATAATCACCAACTCTCTTTTCAAAAAAATTAGTTTTACCATCAAGTGATATATTCTCCATAAAATCGAACGGATTTTTAGTTCCCCAGATTTTATCGTGACCACTTTGTTTTAATAATCTATCAGCGACATATTCAATATATTCCGACATCTTTTCGGAATTCATGCCAATAAGACTACATGGTAATGCATCGATTATAAAGTCTTTTTCGATAGAAACTGCATCTTTAACAATTTCTTCTATTATAGATTTATCAGGTTTATGTTTTAACATTTTGAATAGTTCAATTGCAAATTCTAAATGTAATCCTTCGTCTCGACTTATAAGTTCATTACTAAAACAAAGTCCAGGTAACAAACCCCTTTTTTTCAACCAAAAAATAGCACAAAAGCTACCAGAGAAAAATATACCTTCTACACACGCAAATGCAATTAATCTTTCAGCGAAAGATTTATCTTTACTAAACCATTTCATAGCCCATTTAGCTTTATTTTCTATACACGGTATAGTCTGTATAGCTTCAAAAAGTTGTTTTTTTTCAAGAGAATTTTTTATATATTTATCAATAAGTTTACTATATGTTTCTCCGTGAACCATTTCATTATGTTCTTGGTAAGCATAAAATGATCTAGCTTCAGTATACTGAACTTCGCTTGCAAAATTATTATTTAAATTTTCAAATACTATACCATCTGAACCTGCAAAAAAAGCAAGAATATATTTAATAAAATGTTTTTCGTTGTCACTTAAATTAACCCAATCATCCATGTCTTTAGAAAAGTCAATTTCTTCAGCTGTCCAATTTGACATTTGTGCTTTTTTATACATTGCCCATAGATTTTCATGTTCTATAGGAAATACAGTAAAACGATCTAATGTTGGTAACAACATTGGTTCTGCTTCTTCAAGATAATCCTGAAAGTCATAGTAAGTTCCAATGATTTTATTATTGATAAAAATTTGTGGATATACAGACGCTTGAGCACCACAACGTTTTTTTAGTTCATCCTTATCTACCATAGTTTTTTTGTTTTCTAAATTGTATTCTTTACATAAGTCAACTGCTAAATCGCAGTATTGACATCCTTCTTTTGATAAAATTTCTATTCCCATGTGTGCTAATACTTATAAATATTTTTGTGTGAAAACTTTAAGAATGATTAAAATTTCAGAAATTCAGCCTGGAGAATTAATAAAAGTTTTAGTCAACTTAGAGGACGATATAGAAGACGAAATTTACGCCAAAGTAAATGAGGTTCACAATGACTACTTAGTAGTATCCTATTATTCAGAAACTTCTTTTCTATATAAAGGAGCTAGACTTTATGAACTTGAAGAAAATGACGAGCTTGTTCAGGAAGTAAATTTATCAGAACACCACGAATCTATAGAGTATTTTGTAAATATAAAGGATCGGTTGTATGCAATGATAGATGAAATAGATTCAGACGAAGAGAGTGACATAATAAATGAATCGGATGACGATGGTAGTGATCTAAACGACTTTATAGTTTCGGATAATGAAATAGATGGTATTATTATACCCCCGTCTAATCACACTGTTATAGATAAAGAATGGAAAGAATGGGAACCAAAGAGTCCAGGGTCTTTGTTATATAAACAAGCAGTGGATAATATAACAACCCTTGCTAAAATACAAGCAGATGAAAACAACTTCTGAAACCTAAGTTCATGTGGTAAATATTAAAATTTATAAAATACTTCAACTCCATGGAAGAACTGGCTGCTATTTGGTCCGATGTGGAACAATTACTAAAAAAACCAATATTAATAAAGTCAGTAGATAATAATTTATGTAAAGAATGTAAATGTGCTAAAATAATAACTAAAGAAGGTTTACCAACATGTCCCGATTGTGGATTAGTTGATAATACATGTATAGATGAACGTCCAGAATGGACAAGTGGTATTTCAGAAGATGGAAAAGTTAACGATCCTTCGCGATGTAGTGCTCCTAATGTAAACCCTGAATTATTTTCAAATGCTTGGGGTAAAGGTACTATTATTGCAACTAATCGAAGTTCGAGTTATGCAAATAAAAGAATGGCGAAGATTAATTTTCACCATTCAATGAATCATAGAGATAGGTCATTATTTCATGCATACAAAGATATAGAAGAAGCATGTTTTATATTACCAGACACTGTTGTCAAAGATGCAAAAATGATGTATAAAAAATTTAATGATAAAAAATTAACAAGGGGTGCCGTTAGAACTGGTATAAAAGCAAACTGTGTATTATTTGCTTGTAGAATGTCTAAAATTCCAAGAACTACTAAAGAAATTTCCGATATGTTTTCTGTTCAACCAAAGGATTTAAGTAGAACTTCACAGATGTTTAAGGAGGTAATGCTGGGTAAAACAACTAGTACGTACACTACTTTACCACATGATGTGATGCAAAGGTTATTAAATTCATTTGACGTTTCCAGAGAAGAGAGATTAAAATGTAACAAAATGTGTTCTACATTGGAAACGTGTTCTGATCTTATGAGTAAAACACCAAACAGTGTTGCTTCTGTTATAATATATATAACATTGAAACATCGCGTGACTAAAAATGAAATCAATGAAAAGTGCACTGTATCTATACCCACTATTAATAAAATTGAAAGTATTATAAAAAATTACTTAGAGGATAAAGGCGTTTAAATTTAATAAAATGACTGTACAACCTAAAGTATTTATAAGTACACCGTGTTATGGCGGTGTTTGTTTAGAAAAATACATGATAAGTATAGTAAAACTTCAACTAGAATTTATAAGGGAAGGTATTCAAATGGTTTTGGATACAACGGAAAACGAAAGTCTGGTTCATCGCGCAAGAAATGTAGCGGTAGGTAGATTTATGCAGAAATCTGATGCTTCACATTTTGTATTTATTGACGCTGATATTGATTTTGATCCAAAATCTGTAGTTCGTTTAGTTAGATCTGACCATGACATTTCTGTATCTTTATACCCTAAAAAAGTTGTAATGTGGAATCAAGCAAAAGAAGCAGTTGAAAATGGAGATACTAGGGATATGGCAATGCTTTCTTCGTGTCTCGTTGCAAATATAGGAGCTACACAAAGAAGTGTTGAGAATGGTTTTGTCGAAGTTCTCGATGGACCAACTGGTTTTATGGTTATAAAAAGAAAAGCTTTTGAAAAAATGCATGAACATTATACCGATTTAAATTGTAAGAATGATCACCAAAATCGTGATTTTGATGATTATTGTGCCATATTTGATTGTATGATAGACCCGGATACTAAAAGATATCTTTCAGAGGATTATGCATTTTGTAGAAGGTGGCAACAAATAGGGGGTAAAATTTATGCAGATGTTCATACAAGTTTGGGGCATATTGGTAATTTACCATTTTCCGGTTGTTTAGAAGAAAGGCTTAAGGTTTAGAGTTTTAATATATAAAATGAAATTTGCTTCTATAATAGTTACACGTAATAAATCATGTCACGTAAAAACTTTACACACTATTCTTAGATTTAATTTAATGTGTTTACAAAGGGGTAACATTGAAAATGAAGTTGTTTTTGTAAACGATGACCCTTTTCAAGTATCAGAAATAATTCATAGGTACATGAAAACACACGAGAGATTATTTTTTATTGATTATGGTATTCATGTAGATGATGGTTCATTAAACATGTTATTTGAAAATCACGAGGGTGTTGGTTGTTTTGTTTTACCAGGTGTAGAAGAAGGTATAGATTGGGAGATGTTTAAAAATAAAGTAAAAAATAAATCGAATGAATCGGTTGAACAATTAGGATTGTCGTTTGACACTACGGTCGATCGGAATAAAAAAATTTCCGATGGTATATATTCGGTACATACTACATGTGCAAAATCATGGCTTATATTATCAAAAAATGTAATTAAACACCTAAAAGATAAAAAAACATCTAATTTTAAAATTTTTCCTAAAATGGAAACAATGTTTTCTAAATTTAAAGAATCCGGTGTTAAAATTCATGCGTATACAAAAGCTAAGTTGGTCATGACATATAACCATGAATGTATAAGTAATATTTTAAACGCATACGGTGTTAAAAGTAATTAAAGAATATAATTAAAATATAAAACATATGGTACGTATTTTTGTAAAGAAAGAAGATCATCTTTACAAATATGCGATTAGATTCATGGAAGAATCATGGGGTACTTTGGGTAAGGGTATATTTCCGGGGTGTCAACCAATATCCATCGAAAGAAAACATTTCGATATTTTATCAAAAAATGATTACGTTGTTTGTGAAAAGACCGACGGTGTAAGATATATGATGTTATTAATTCAATACGGAAATCAACGAATATGTGTATTTATAAATCGTGCATTGGAAATGTTCACTGTTAAATTGAACTTTAGACTTACAGCTTATCAAGGTACAATATTTGAAGGTGAATTATACGATAATATGTTTATGGTTTATGATTGTCTGATGTCTTGTGGTGAAATTGTGGGAAACAAAAATTTTCTTGAACGTTTAGAGTATTGTGAAAATACATGTAAAAAGGCAATTGTTTTACCAACGGATACACTTAAATTGAAAGTCAAAACGTTTCATTTACACGACGATTTTAATAATTTTATGGATAAGTATCTTCCAACGGTAAAACAGGAGATGGACGGTCTTATTTTTACACCTATAAATGAGAGTATTCGAATAGGAACTCACGAAACAATGTTTAAATGGAAACCGAGAAACAAAAATACTATTGATTTTCTCTTCAAGAAACAACCAAGCAATGAAACACCTGGGTGTGAACCCGGTGCTTATACATGGAAAATGTATATACAAGATCGAGGAAAACATATTTTTGAATCTTCTATACCTATTGATAAGATGAAAGAATATAAATGGATAAAATCGGGTGATATTATTGAATGTATGTATGTCACTTGGGAAAATGGTCCTTTTTGGTGGAAACCAATAAAAAGAAGAGATGATAAAACGTTTCCTAATAGTAGAAGGACATTTTACAGAACTCTTGTTAACATTAAAGAAGACATTCAGATGAAAGAGTTTTTAGACTGTAGACCAGGACGAAATGATTATCTTCTTTAGGAAAACTATTTAATTTTCCTAGAGTATCATCATCTTGTATTATCCAATCATCACCATGATTTACAATAGACATGTAATGACCACCATATTGAATACCTTTATGAATTATAGTAGATTTTAAATTATATACATTATTCCCCAATATTAATTCTTCTTCTATTTCCACAAAACTTTTTTTATCAAATGAAATAAATAGTATTTTTGGGTATTTAGAAAATACATTTCTCGTAGTTGCAACATGATGTTTTTTTCCATCTTTATCGATATAATCTTCAAGTGTATTCCATTTATAACTTGTATTTAGCATTTTTTTTAAACATTTTACATCTCTTTCCACATTTAATATATGAATACAAAACGGGGTTTCCGTTATGCTTTTACCTATGGGTGATATAGTTATTTGGTTAACTTGACCGTATACTATTTTTTTTATAAAAGGGTAACTTTTTTCGAGTATGTCTATTATACAAAAAATTGCGTCTTGTGCGTCATGTGGTTCTCCTATTTTAAATCTTGGAAATATTTTAATAAACTCATCTAAAACGGGTCCTATTGTAAAAACTTTTGTTTCTTTCGTTTTTAAATAAATATGAATAAGTTTTTCATATTCCCTAGTAAATGTACATTCACCGCTATATTTATTATCTAATATATGTGCTGATATTTCGTGTATATGTAATAAAACCTGAATAGCTGAATTAAAATAACACGTATTTCCCAAATTTAAAAAACCGTGCATCTAAAAAAAGGTAACAAAAAAGGCTTAAGAAGAAGACGCGTTTTATAAAATGTAAAAACAAAATGGACGTTCATAAACTTTGTGACGAGATTAAACCACATTTAGATAAGTATAAAAATGACAAATACGTTGAAATGGAATTCAGGTTAGGTAAATTTAACGGCACGTTTTTTGATACAAATGTCGGTAAAGATGCTTTTTATAAGTTCAAAGAAGGTTTGGATATATACACCGGATGGGAAAAAAATGTCCATTCATCATCCGTAGTTTATTATCGAGAAACAGATACCAATAGATTAACCATTGATCAAAATGCGGATGAAGATACACTCATTAGAAAGGAAAAAATCTTTACAAAGGATTTCAAACACTTGAATAACTCACCATACGATGTAAGATTTAGTGTGTCACAAGAAATACCGATTGAAGACACCGGTAATAATGAATGGCCGAAACTAAAAAATAAAGAACGATTTTCTTACGTTAGAAAGAATTTGTCGATTGATATGACTATATGTTCGGGAATGGTTCAAGATATGGATGCAGAAGATTCTCATACTTATCAGGTCGAGTTTGAAATAATTGATTCTAAAAAAGTTGAGGATATAGATACATTATTTAAAATTATTCATAAAATTAAGGATTTTTTTAATATGAGTAATTATATATGTTAATCTGGTTATTAATTTCATGTTTAGTTTTATTCATATACTATGATAATCAAGATATAACATCTCGTGACTATGTTAACATTCTAGGTTATACATCTAAATATTTTTATATGAGCCACGGTGAATCTAAGAAAATATTTGAAAAAATGGAAAATGATAATATAGCATACGAATCTTTAAAAAGTTTTGTAATAATGGAAGATGATTTTCTAAATTTAGAAAGAAAATCAGTTTGTTCAGGAGTTTCACAAAAAGTTGAAGCTTTTGCACTTTCGGATGAAATAAAAAATAGATTCAAGGGATACGATTTTTCATATCACACGAAACACCTTAAACAGATATCTGAACCAGATAAAGTTATAAATCGAAATATAACATGTTCATCAAGTAAAACATAATACGTCTATGTTTAGTAGATTCCATTCTTTGGAAGTTGTCATATATATACATAATTAACCCTGTATCATCAATTTCCCGTGTCTCTTCCATATATATTTCTGGATTTACAGATTCGTGAAATTCATCCGTATAGTTATAATTTATTTCTAAACGTCCCATATATTTATTACTTTCTTTCCTAGACGTTTTTATGTAATCGCATATAGTGTAATACATAGTATCGATAATGTTTGATATTATAAGTTTATCAATTTTTTCCATATCATCTATTACGTTATTATATTTATTGGTATTAAGTTTATAAAGTAAAAAGTTTCTTGGATTTTCCATTGTACTATTTACTTCTTGTCTTTATTCTTTAATGTAAATTTATTAAAGTTGTTGTATAAGTTTTTTAATTTATTTTGGTTAGTTTTACTTTTAGAGTTTGAGTTCGAGTTCGAGTTCGAATTAAAGTTTAATCGCTTAACAACTTTATTTTTAGGTGGTGTAACTTTCTTCTTAATAGGTGGACGTTTAATATTTTTTTTTACACTTTTAACAACTTTGGGCTTAGGTCTAGGTGGTGTAGGTCTCTTTTTATTTAATTTGATGACTGGTGCACCGTTAAATTCTCTACGCATCTTAATATAATTAATCACTTTATTACTGTTTAACGAAGGTGTTTTTGGTAAAGATATAGCATAATTAACAACCTTGTTTACGGTGTTTTTACCAAATTTACCATATATTTTATTAGCTTCTTTTTCTAATAACAATCGTTTAAAATATTGTTTTTTATCGATTTTAAATCGGTATACCATATCTTTCTTTACTTTATTAGCTTCACCCTTCTTTAAAACGCCATTTTTTTTAGTGACTAAATTCTTTTTTAATTCCATACGATCCAATTCTTTTTTTACTTCATTGACATTTTCATTAATGTTCATTACGTTACCATACTTTTTCATCCAATATTTACCATAAAGTTTAACTAAATCATTTTTAATACCTGTTTTATTAAGTTTTCGTTTTAAATTTACAGGTACTCTTTTATTTTTTTTCATTTTATTTAACATTTCTTTTTCAATTTCGTTAGCGAGAGCATTGGGAGAATTTGGGGTGTTTGGTTTATTTTTAAGTTTTTGACATAAAATTTTAACTGTATCTTTATCGTCTATGGATATACCACTAGAAATAGCGAGTGTAATCAATTGTTCTTTTTTCATATCTTTACACAACTTATCATTTATTTTATAATTAGAGTTACCTTTTTCTAATTTATCCAGTGCTTTACAAATATATTCTTTTTTGTTTCGGTTTTTTACCCCAACAACACCCAATTTTTTGGCAACATCGAGTAAAACTGGTTTTGTAAGACGTTCGCATTTTCGACCACCAATTTTCATTATACCATCTTTATCGTACGTTATCTTCATATTTTTTGATTTAGAATTTGTTTTTTTCTTAACCGGTTTTCTTTTTGGTATTTTAAAACAACATTCGTAGCCTTGTGGATTTTTTCTAGTTTCATAACCTTCTTTACATGGTGGTCTTCTAGGTTTTGGGCACGTAGAAACTCCTATTTTAGATTTCTTTTTAATCAATGGTATAGATGCATTAACGTTTTTATTTACCAATCCCATTGTATATCCCATTTCATGCAATTTTTTAATCATTTCCACGCCAAAAACATAAGCATTTTCGAGATTATCTGGATTATTTTCACCTTGTATCTGTACTATACCTGCACCGAGCTGACCAGATTTAGATGAAAGAATGTAATTATGTTCATTGTATTCAACGTATAGAAAAGGTGATCTTTCTGGTTCATAAGAAATAAATGATTTCAGTGGGTTTTCTTGCGCTATTCTACTTAAATCAAAATTTGCGTTTGTTGAAAACTGACCACCAATATTATTGTATTTGATATCATTGTATAAAAATCCTTGTTTTTGTGTGTAGGTGTCTATTAAATATTTTCGTAGTGCTTCCGGTTGTTTTTTTAGGTTTTTTGAACCCAAAAATCCTCCCGAAAAACGTATTTTACCGTTTCTATATATATTAAAACTAAAATTTTTCTTGTTCATACCATCTGTCGTGTATCCGGAGAGTTGTACAGAAAAGAAATTTTTATCTAAATCACCTCTCATACCAAAATTACTCGTGTGTATAGCACCTGTTTGAAAACGACCGTATATACCCTTTATTTCATTAAGATCGATTGATAAACCTGGTGCAATAGATGCATGTCCTTTTGGTTTGCGTTTTAATATGTATAGTAAATCTACACGAGTCTCTGGTAAAAAGTCTTTGTTTACTAATATATTGTATATACCTGGTTTTAAACTTCCGGTTCTTAACTCCGAAAATACACTATCTTGTGACCGTGAATTAGATCCAGGGATTAATCGCACGGGATTTGCCATTTGTACAGGGTTTGTGCGTTGTATTTGTATGTTTGAATTATTCACAAATTGACGCGGGTCCATACTTACACTAGGCTGAGAATTTTAATATTCTTCCTCCGCCACCATGTCAACTCCTACTATGATATCCTTGTTTTTATACTGTCTGAAATTATATTCAATATCCAATTTTTCAATGGTTATACCCCGACTACTAAATGGACCAAGGTAAAAATCTGAATTAAACCTCGGTTTTGGTAAGTTATTAAGCATACAGTAAGTAAAGAACCTTTCCTTGAATATATCAATTGGACACATGTATTTCAAACCACCAGTGTTAAACTGAACTTTATCAGACTGAAGGTAGTGTTCAAGTGCGTTTGTAACTGTTGCTACAGATTTTCGAACTTCCTTGAAGTATTCCGGTATTACGTTCCATATATCTTGATCCTGATATTTTTGAGCATAATCCAAATAACCTCTTACACACTTTTGTAAAATAATAGGCATTTCTTTTTCAAGTTTTAATTCGAGTAACGGATCTGTATCTTCATCTCTAATCTGCTTCTTAAAATGCCATGTCATCAATCTTCTCAAAATACTACCCGAATTATCTTTCCAATTTGGACATTCATTACCACCGAGTATACCTGGTACGTCCCAAGTTATATTCTTTGCAGTTTCAAATTTAACGGCGATTGCGAGCTCTTCACCAGAAACTATTGATTGGAATTCAGCTTGTTCTAGATTTAAGTCACCTTTGATTTCAGGTGCAATAAACATCAACCCGTCATAAATACCCGATAAACCAAATCTTTTCTCGACGTTGTTTGAAAGTTTCTTCACATCCGTTGGTTCATAAAACTTTTGAAAAACTTTAGTTATGAGTGTCGATTTACCCGAACGCGCAATACCTTTTAAAAATGGTATAATTTGCCATTTATCAATATCGTTTAAACAAAATGTTAAACGACCACCCATAACATACATCCAATTGCATGCTTCATTCGGAAATTCTTGTGAATTGAGTACTTTATCAAAATATGGAGTTGGTATTTTTTTCCAATCTTTCACGTGACTATAGTCTACAAAATCACTATCGAAGTACTTACAACTTACTATCGAAGGATCAAGCGTTGAAGCTTCCTTTGAATCGTATGGATAAAAAGCGGTTTTATATGTTTCTTTTATACCAGACCATTCTTTACCGATAAAAATGCCATTTCTGAAAGACCAAACGTGCCTGTCTTTTACAATTTCGGGAAATTGCATATCACAACAGTTACCGAGATGTTTTATGACCTGATCGATTATACCAGTTCCGTTATGTGTTAATTCCTGCCATAATTCAAAACGAGACTCTTTGGGTGCAATACGATTAACATATTCTTTTATAGTTTCTTTTTGATTCCATGCACGTGTATCGAACCCGTTATATTTTATTTGTGTACAACAATATCCCCTGTACCTTTTGATATTACTTTCATATAGTTCTTTCAGGATGGTAGTAAGAGCTTTTTGAAAAGTATTCAATTTTTCGACGTCGAATATAGACGTTCTAAAAATCGTAGGGTCAGATTTAACAGTAGCTTCAGCCCACGTTGGAAATTCAACTCTCTGTACTGTTCTATTATACCGATATATGATCTGCCAGGCGTCATCAAGCTGATCAATTATACGGTTAATTCGGCGAGATATGGTAAAATCTTCGTCTTCCATCGTTAATATTCCAAGTGTATCAGCTCTATTGAAGAGTGTACCAAGTCTTTGAATAGAAGTTGTATATTTTTCATTTGTTTTTTCATAAGAAAATTCTTTGCATAAACCATTTTCACCAAGTTCTTCACTATCACAAAAAAACATATATCCAAGCTTGAAAGGGTTTGTATGTTCTAACGATTTTAGACGAAAGTACTTTTCAAGTTTGCATAAGAAATTCAATAATTCTTCCGAATTAAATCTTTCGATAGATGTATTAATAAGAATATTAGATGATAGTACAATATCCGGATTTTTTTGGGGGTAATAAATCTCCGTCATGTTTTATAAATACAGGTCTTTATTTTCTAAGTCTATTTTTTTTGAAGTTGAGATAACATTTTAATTAATATTTTGTTTTGCATTTCAATTTGTCTTGAAATGTTTACAAGTGCAGAACAGACCGTTTCCCCTTCTTCTGTGGAGAGAACAGAACTCAATAACATATTTGTATCCGATAATGGATTCTCGGACATATCAAAATCATCTAAATCGATATCATTTTCATCGATATCAGAATCTTCAACGAACGATCCAGAATCTTCAATTTCTTCTTCTGAAGAAATTTCTTCTTCCTCAATAATTTCGGGGTGGTCATCGACACTTTCAAGTTCGGGTGGGGTATCAATTTCGTTTTGGCTGGACATTTATATAACACAGGAAAAATCAAACCGTGTTTTTTCGCGAAATCATCTGAAATAAAAATCTCAGTGTATAGTACAAACAAACTAAAAATGGCCGGTGGTCTCATGCAACTCGTCGCCTATGGCGCCCAAGATGTCTACCTTACAGGTAACCCAAAAGTAACTTTTTTCCAGGCGGTTTACAAACGCCACACTAACTTCGCGATGGAAAACATCGAACAAACTGTCAACGGTACTGCCGCGAACTCTGGTCGCGTTTCCGTGACTGTCGCCAGAAACGGTGATTTGGTCGGTGACATGTACGTCGAACTCAAGACGAAAGCGCTTCTCGCAAACACAAGCGGTCACGATGGTTCCGCTTGGGCCGCTGAGCGTGCGATCAAGAACTGCGAATTGTCGATCGGTGGTCAAAGAATCGACAAGCACTACCAAAGATGGTGGAGATTGTACGCAGAGTTGTACTTGTCCGATGCGGCTAAGTCCAACTGGGGTAAAATGACCTCCGCGGTTACTCCAGGTGCGTCGCAAGTCTTCTTGCCACTTATCTTTTTCTTCAACCGTAACCCAGGATTGGCGTTGCCATTGATTGCCTTGCAATACCACGAAGTCAGAATTGACTTTGACTTGACTGGGGAATTCGATGCTTTCTTGGACACGTCCGTTTTCAAGGTGTGGGCCAACTACATCTACCTCGACACTGAAGAGCGTAGACGATTCGCCCAAAAGGGTCATGAATACTTGATCGAGCAAGTGCAACACACTGGCTCCGATTCGGTCACGTCTAACGCGACCAAGCAAGTTAGATTGTCCTACAATCACCCAGTCAAGGAATTGGTCTGGTGTGTTAACGCTGGCTCCGCTGCGAGTACCAGTTTGTGGAACTTCTGCTCCAACACGGCTGCCGCCGATGTTGTTATCGATTGCTCCCCAGAAAAGTCTACTGAAGGTCAAGTTACCCCAGCTCAAGTTGGTCAACCACTTCTTGTTGTCGGTACCAATGGTGGTACTGAGTCGTGGCAAGAAGACGGTGCCACCTCGGCGACTGCCTCCGTCGGTCCAGTTGAAACCTTCAAGTTGGTCCTCAACGGTCAAGACAGATTCAAGGAACAATCCGGTAAGTACTTTAACCAAGTGCAACCATACCAACATCACTCTGGCTCCCCATGCCCAGGTGTCTACTCGTACTCCTTTGCGCTTAAGCCAGAAGAGCATCAACCAACGGGTACTTGCAACTTCTCCAGAATCGACAACGCGCAAGTTGCGATCAAGCTCAAGAATCTTACGGGCACCTCTTTGGCTACTCCATCCCTCGACATGTTCGCGGTTAACTACAATGTTCTCCGTGTGCAATCGGGTATGGGCGGTCTCGCGTTCTCCAACTAAGCGTTTCTTAGTTTATTGATTATAGTAAAAAAATAAAATTTAAAAAATAAATAAAATTTAGATTTTAAAATTTAGAACAAATTTTAAAGTTTAATCTTAAAATACTTTTGTATTTTTTCAAGTATGTACCAATTCGGTTCAAGTTTACCCGTTTCAATTTTGTTTATCGTATCTAAAGTTTCTCGTATTCTATGACCAAGTTCAACCTGTGTATGACTTCTTTCTATACGTATACGTTGAATTTTTTTACCTATTGTATTATCCATATTGATAGTGATTAGAGTTTAACACCCAAAACTCGACGCAGTTTTTGCATTATTTTATGGTCCGGGATTGATTTACCTAATTCATATGAAGAGATGATATCTGTTGATACGTTTATAAGACTCGCGAGATCTTTTTGTGTGTACTGTTTTATAACACGCGCCCTTTGAATTGTTAACCCTGTCTCTTTACTCACTTTTATATATGTACCACATAATTCGGCTTCATCTAGTTTTTGTTCAGGTGATTTACCTGAATACTGACTTCGTTTCGGTAACTTAATTTCTTGACCCATGAACTTGACGTATTTTTCTTTTTCTTTTTCTTTATTAACACTTTTACCGTGTATAGTAACTTCATCCCAATCTTTGTGAAACATATTTTAATATATAAATACTTAAAATTTTAAGTCTTTTTTGTATAAATGGATTCTACATATATATTTTTAATAATTTTTGGAAGTGTGTTTGGTTCATGTTTATTGTTTAATCCAGTGGTTAAATGTTATTATTACTGTTTCCCGTATAAATCAGAACAAACTTTTGAAGTATAAAGTTTAAACCTGTGTATACTATAAATGATTGAAGCATACACAGATGGAAGTTGTTTAGGTAACCCTGGTCCCGGTGGTTGGGCATACCTTATAAATACAAAACCTAAAATCGAAAAGAAGGGTGGTAAAGATATTACCACAAATAATGTTATGGAAATGACTGCGATTATAAAAGTTTTAGAAAAGTTTTTGGAACTCGAACATAAAACCGTGCGTATTTTTACGGATAGTAATTATGTAAAATTGGGTCTAACAGAATGGTCTAAAAATTGGGAACGTAATGGTTGGAAAACAGCTAAAGGTGATGATGTAAAAAACAAATGTGAATGGGTACAAATGATTGATTTGATGCGTAAATTTGATATAGTTGATATTAAATGGGTTAAGGCACATAACGGAAATGTAAATAATGAACGTGTTGATACAATGGCACGGGAATATGCATACTTATTTTCTAAGAAATAGTAATGGGAGACGATACCCCAGAACAACATCACTGGTGTCCAAAACAAGAACAACTCCTAATCAGGTGGGCTGAAAAAGCTGCCGGATACCGATGGTTACACAATCACGCGCGTATGTTTTATAAGAAACAAAACGATTGGTTATCGTACCCGTGTATAATCATATCGAGTATTACGGGTGTTGGTGGTTTTGCAGTACTAAGTCCTAATGATCAAAATATGTCGAATGAACAAAAAGAAAAAATTGTTATTTTTCAATATTTTTTCGCGTTTTTGAACGTGGTCGCGGGCATACTCACATCAATATCGAAGTTTAACAACTCTTCGCGTATGATGGAAGCACACTCTGTCATGTCCGTACAATACTCAAAATTTTATAGGAACATTGATATGGAATTATCATTAGAAACCAAATATCGCGAAGACGTTTTAGATTTTGTAAATAAAGTGCGTTTAGAGTACGATCGATTACTTGATGAAGCACCTGATATACCCGGACACACAATAGAGGCGTTTAACGAGACGTTTCCCGATAAAGAAAACAAACCTGACGTGTGTAACGGGTTGAGTATAATTTCAAATAATGCTCTAATACAAGACGATTCGCGCGTATCGAAAGCTATAAAAAAATGGATGACACGCCCAAAAACACCAGATAATAAATTACAAACACCGAGACAATCAATGGATTTAGAGTCTCACCCTTCGTGTGGGGTATAAAGTTTAAACTATATAGTATAGTACACCACAAATGATTGAATACAAAGAGTACGTTTTGCGATTAATAAAAGTAGTATTTGGCTTAAAGTTTATGGTTGATGTATAGATATGATCCTATAGCTCAGTTGGTTAGAGCGCGGTGCTTATACACTACTAGGTATACCTAAGTGACTTTATCGTCACAAACGCAACGCCGAGGTCGCGGGTTCGACCCCCGCTGGGATCACGCCTACTTTTTAACGTGTTAAAGATATATTACGTTAAAAAGTAAATGATTAGAGTTTCTTCAATTCCCCCAAGCCCGGAAAACAAACGTAAAAAAATACGTAAGAACATTCTTGAAAATACGTATAGTAAAAAAATAAATATTGCGTTTCAAACGTTCGAGAACCCGCGACTTCAGTTTAGGTTCGCGGAAGCACTTGATGAGGCGGATGAAAAGTGTTACGTTTCGGGAACATCAGAGGAGTGTTTTGCGGCATGGCAAGAAGTTGATGAATTGGAAGATTCAATGATGCGTCTCGGTGTAGAAGTATTTCAAAACTATAGTATGCGATACGGCTCATTACTCAGACGAACATTCAAACTTAGATGGAATGTTCGTAACGTTGAGGACCATCACGTTATACCAAAAGAGTTCAAGAGTCACCCAATTATTGAAAAGGTTAAGTATGATATCCACGCGAGTGAGAATATAATCATGATGCCGCGTGAAATTGGTAATTTACGTGAGAATAGACTTACACACAGAGGTAATCATAAAAAGTATAATGAATATGTCGGTAACGTTCTCAATTCGATGGAAAATACCGATATATCTGAACCGGAATTTAAAAAGTTTGTTGACTTTTTAAAAGATGGGTGTCGGTTTCGTCCACAGGACATACCATGGTATTAAAAAATATAGGTATATTATAATGGTTAATACATTTATAATTATACTTTTACTTTTACTTATACTTATTCTAGTTTATAATAAAGTATACTATAAAAAAATTAGTGTTATACCTAAACATGTTTACCAAACATGGCATAGTCGTGATATACCGAAAACTATAAAGGAAGGTATGATTTCTTTAAGAAAAAAAAATCCAGACTTTCAATTTCATTTCTTTGATGATGATGCATGTCGATATTTTATAAAATTTAATTTTGGTAACCGTGTATTAAATGCGTATAATACGTTAAAACCTGTTGCTTATAAAGCCGATTTATGGAGGTACTGTTTAATGTACATTAAAGGTGGTATATACCTGGATATAAAATACGACACGGTTGGTGATTTCAAACTAAATTCATTAATAGATCAAGAATATTATATTAAGGATACAAATGCCAAAGTACATTATAAAGATGAATATGTATATAACGCAATATTAGTATCTAAACCATATAATAAAATTTATAAAAAGTGTATAGATAGAATAGTAAAAAACGTTGAAAACAGGGACTATTGTAGAAATAATTTAGATATTACTGGACCCGGTTTACTAAAGAGTATTTTGGATGAAAATAAAAAATATTTGAAAACTAGAAAATATAATTTTAAAAATTATGAACATTTAGGAAAGGGTAATGTATATTACAACAAAAAATTAGTTTTAAAAATTCATAAAAGAGATGAATATTATAAAGTGAATAAAAACCACTACAGTGTGTTATACAAAAACAAAAAAGTTTTCAATGATTAAATTCTTTTGTGTAAATTACACGTAGTTGGATCTTTAGTCGAATTTTTATTATTACTACCAAGCTCAGATCGATTTTGTGATATATAAGCGGGTGATGTTACACACTTGTTTACTTTATTAAATTGTATGTAATCCGAAAGTGTGTGATCATTTCTATGTCTCCAAAAAGTAACTTCATCTCTTTCCATAAACCTTTTAAGGAAACTTTCTTTCATAACAAGTGCATGATTGCATAACATTTGTGTATCTACAGGTGCCCTATACAAATGTTCTGTTATACTTGGGTATGTCATACCACAATTTGCCCAACAATACCCTAAAAATAAAACTTCACAATCAGTCGATTTGAAATCTTTTACCGCGGCGTAAATTTTATCTAAACTTACCATGTATTTTATATCATCTTCCAAAAACATAACTGTTTCGTACCCGTTCAAATACGCGTCGTAATAACACGTGAAAAACGATAAAGCTACAGGTAATTTTGTCCATTGTTTGTATAAATGTAAATTTGTTGGTGAATATGCCTGACTTAAACGCGTATAGTCTTCGACGGATAGATCGGAAGGTTTTATTGCATCGAACATTTTATAAGGGGTCTGTAATTGTTCGAGCATTTGTGTTATGTATTTTTTCCGTTGTGGCATAGATATACAATATATCATATCAACATCCAAATTATGGTTTTCGTGTTTTACAGTTTTAAACCTATTCTTAAATCGGTTATATACATTATTTGGTAAATAATCTTCACTCGGTGACGTTACAGGAATAATATCAGGACTACACTGTTTTCTCGTTTGGTTGTATAATTTAACTAAATTTTCCGTATACGTTATATTTTGACATATTTTAATAGGATCCCATCCGTTTTGTATCGTATCTTTATACGGACCCTTTTCTGCACTTTCGGTAACTAGATTCTCATAATTATTTAAAATGAGTTTCATACTTGATACGTATGGTACGAGATAATCGCCATTTTTACCTATTATATCACGAAATTCCTTGTTTTTTGTTTTATACTGATCATCTGAAAAATCATTTATACACATATTTAACCAATCTTTTATGAGTTTATCACCCGGTTTTGCTTTTATAAAAAAGTTTTCTAAACACGTTACATTCTTTTTTGAGAACCTATCCGCTTTGAAACAAAATACTTTATCACCTTTTGGTACCCAGGAACTTAATTTTCTATTTGTAAAGACAGATGCATCCATCCAAATACCACCATACTTATGAATTAAGTATAGGCGAATTAAATCTGATTTGTTTGCTTCGTTATTTGTTATAGATGAAAACTTAGCCATGGTTTTTTCGGGTATCCATTTAAAAATGGTTTTCTTATTTAGAACTCTTATATCTTTACACGAACCTACGGTTTTCCAGTTTTTAATACACCGTTTTACGATTTTTGGTTGGTAAGGTGAGTGCCAATACGTCCAAACAGTGTCTTCTGATACTGCTTTATTCTCCTGTGTTTTTGTTTTTTTACAAATTAAGACAAATATAATGAATATTATAATCGATAAAAAAATTATTTTAATTTTTCTATCGTACTTCATACTTAAAGAATACAGACAAAATAAATACGGGGAGCTATTGTCATATAGTGGTTAGTATCTTGGACTTTGAATCCAATCACCTAGGTTCAAATCCTAGCAGTAGCTGATAACGATGCCGTGGCCGAGTGGTCTAAGGCGCCAGATTAAGGCTCTGGTTCGAAAGAGCGCAGGTTCAAATCCTGCCGGCATCACCGTGCGATAGCTCAGTTGGTAGAGCATTGGATTGT